AGTCGCTACCATTTTCTTGATAATTTCTACTTCCTTGAGAGTGAAGGAGTGTGTTTCGGTTGTGGGTACAATTCCCATCAACTTGGCAACCTCTTTATCAAGAAAAGCATCCACAAGAGATGTGGCAAAAACTAGGGCTTGATTGGGATCAGTGTTTGCAATATTACTATTTGACCGCTTAAGAGCCAATAACTCTTGTACAACGGCAAAGCGGTCATTTACATTATCGAGATTTATTAGTTGCGTCATCAGAACTATATAGCACTACAAACTACGATCCGCAGGTACCGCCCTTGGTAATCTCGCAAACATCACCTTGCTGGACGATGGTGTCACTGAATTCTTTGCCTAGATCACGGATAGCTCTCTCGTACGGTACCTGAGTGAATGGCTGTCCACCACGGGCCATGTCTGGGTAAACAGTTATGCCACGCAGCTTAGGTAAGTACTTGATCAGCATTTCACCAAAGGGCTTGACAGTATCCTCGTTATTCTGAGGAGAACCCCACTCAGGCAGGTTGATTGTGGAACTAATGCCATGATCCACATAGGTCTGTACCCATGCCTGGAATGCCACACGCTGCTCAATACCCTCCATGGACGAAGCTAGGCTGTATGCCGTCTCAATGTCTTCTGGTCGCATACCTTCGTCGATCAGCTTCTTGGCACATGGATCAATAACATACTGGTAGTGCCGTGTACTCCCGTTAAAATACTGACGCTTGCAAGCTACATACAGGATCGGCTCGATACCCTGGGTGGTCTGGGCGACAATTCCGATCGTACCATTTGGAGCAATTGCACGCACCTTGACGGGACGGCTAATCCCCAGAAAGTCTGCATAAACCTGAGCAGTCAGAGTGGAAGTGTCACGGTAAATCTCTAGATACTTTCCAAGCTCCAGATCAGGGCTATATTTCTTGCCATTTTTCAGCAGCCATTCATGAATACCCATAAGGCCCAAACCAAGACGACGGTTCTTCTCTCGGATAATCGACACACCAGGATATGGCAGATGACTGTACACAGAACCAGCAATCAGAAACATAGTGGCCAGCTCTACAACCGACCGCATTTGACTTAGACTGGTAATGCGAGCCATGTTAATAGAGCCAATGTTACAGATATCATTGTCATCACGGCTAGTTACCTCAGTACAATTAGAGACAATGACACCTTCAGCCTGAAAACTGTGCTCTGCCACCTTAACATCCGCACAATAAACCGCTTCCACCCCATCCTCTTCTACAGATTCCACCTTGATCATTGATGGGCCTGTGAGATTACCGTGTTCCAGGTGATGGAAATTATATTCTGCAATTTCCCGAGGCGATGCACCAGACCGGACTACTGGCGGTAGGGATACGTGCAGGATGTCGCCTACCATTAGGTAGGATGCTGGTATCCGGTCTATGGTAGATGGATAGTCCTTACCTTCAACCAGAAAAGGATGACCTGCATCACAACGGATTGTCCTCCCGCCAGTAAACGACACTCGCACGATACGGGCAGCAGGATTGGTTTCCCTGAAAACAACGTCAGACGCCCATTGCTTACCAGTCCACACGGTGGATGGGATACCAATGATTTGGGAGATTTCCCGATACCCCTCTGAAGTTAGAACAGAAGTTTCCTTGCACAAAGGGGCATTGCGGAGATCTTCACCCGCATTCTCGCCAACATCAACCGAAAACCCAGGCTCTGCGGTCTCCAACATCTGGCGAATCGTAGTCCAGTATGAATCCTGAGCCATCTTATGGGTTACGGCATAGCCATGATGTGCATCATGATAAACTGGAGTACGCCCCATGAAATCGGGATTGTGGTATGCCTCAAAAAACATATCGTCCAAGGCATTGGAGATATTAGTCTGGTCCAGGGCGGCGGGAAAGTCATAATCCTTCGCCTTTAGTCGGCGGACTTCCTCTGACCAATTCTTGGACTTCAAAAATGCGGGGTTATCTGGATGCCACCAATGCAGACCTGCCCATAGAGCAGAACGTCGAGTGCCACCTTGACGCATACCACGGCCTACCTCATTGGTAGCTACCATTAGTGGAAGAGGACCGCTAGCAATACCGCCAGTACGCTTCAGAACAGCGCCAGCTTCACGTAGAGCGCTGTACGTAGTACCCATGCCTGCACCAGTCCCCAGGCCCATAACGTGCTTGTGGAGATGGTCTGCCCATCCTTCACGGGTATCCTTGCACCTAGTCAAAAGGCAATTCTGAGTCTGATGTAGTGGGCGACCCGCTGCATACAGATATCGACCACCCGGCAAAAAGATACGCTGGTCGATAAGCTCAGCAATCGCGTCAACCACATCTCGTGGTGCATTCACTGCACCCATCACAGCTTCACTTACACGGCGAGCCACCAAAGACCACGATTCCTTCTCTAAACCCATGTCATGAGCGTATCGCTGCATGGCAATTGTATGTGCATATTCTGACCAACCACTCGGGATATTATTCACTGTGTCCTCCAATAATGTAAACATACAGATATCGTTATAATCATAGATCCGTATGACGATATAAAGTACTTAGAAAGGTAATCAATGGATCATGCTACTAGAACCCACTAAACAAACCCTTGCTAGGTACGGCCTGGGAATTGAAGATTGGCTCGCAATGGCCAATAACCAAAACCATAGATGCTTCATTTGCGAAAATGAGCCCACAAAAGGAAGGCTCTGTATAGATCATGAGCATGTAAAAGGATGGAAGTTGATGCCACCAGAACAGAGGAAGATGTATGTCAGAGGGTTACTTTGCTGGACCTGCAACCACTTTTACGTAGGTCGGGGTATATCTATTCCAAGGGCGGAGAATGTAGTCAAATATCTTAAGGGGTACTTAATCCGTCGCCCTGTTGATGTGGTGGCAGTCAAGAAAAAACGTACTAAACGGATTCCTTCGGCAGAAAGTCGCTAGACATAGGCACAGCACAACCTTTACTGTCAAGCATTTGGCGCAAATAAGTTGCCTTGAGCTTGTTCAGTGCGGAGCCCTCACGGTACATGCGTGATGCCTCAGAATGCAGTAGCGCCTTCTGGCGTAGGTCTTCATCCTGGTCCTTGGCCAGCATCAGTGCGGCCTGATTTAGCGAGCTATCGCTAACCATCTTGCGAAGACCAGCCTCGTCAGCTCGCTCAGCTTCCTCTTTGAATTCTGGTGGCAACTTCTCCCATGGATCACGAAACTTTTTACCCATCTTTCCCTTTGCCATTCTCATTTCTCCTTGGTGATAGATGAACGTCCATTTTCACAAACTACTTCGATAACTGTCTCAAACATTTCCTTGATCGAATCTCTCTCGATCACAAAAATCAGGATCTGCTGTTCTTCTGATACATCTCTCAATAGCGACAAACACGCCTCTTTTGAGGCCATATCCATGCCATCAAAACACTCATCCAGTACCAACCAGCCAAGACTAATGCCGATTCTTTCAGAGATCACCTGTCTAACTGCTAGATCAACAGCTAGAGTAATAGAATTGGTCATACCACCAGAACAACTGCTGAATGGACGCTCTAACCCATTAATCATGACAGTAGGATGAATGGTTCTTTTTTCACCCGACTTAGTAACCTTGGTGGTATTTAGCCTGATGGAGCAATGACTAATATTGGGGATCAGTGACATCATTGCACTAGCTCTTGAGGAGATATCTGCTAAAACCTCCTCAAAAATAGCTCCCAGATACCCTGTTCTACCTACAAGTAACGCAAAATCCTTCTCTTCGTTTATCTGCTCAGTCAATGCTATCCGCTCTGCATCTATCTCAACCAACTTTTCTGTTGCACGCTGTAGTCTTTCATTTCTTTCGTTACGCAGTGCAATTCGTGACTGATGTTGTTCTTGGGCTGTTTCCAGTCTTGACTTTTTATTAGCCATCTCAAGTTGCAGCTTCTGGATCAGGCTATTATATTGAGAAATCGACTGAAAAATAGGATCAGAAAGCCCCTTGGCTAGCTCAGCCCTCATTGACTCTTGAAGGGAACATATCTGCTGACGTTTGTTGTTCTCAAATTCGTTAATTTGTAACGTCCTCTGAAACTCCAATTTCTGTTTCAGTTTCTCAAGTTTTTGAATCCTCGGGTCTGCAGCAAACTGCTCAGAGATGATGGCCTCTATTTCCGGTATCATTATCTCTGTCATGCCCTGTTTGCACTCCCGCGCCTCTACAAGCTTGGCTAGCTCATCCTTGGTGCTCTGCATCTCATCGGCCCATGAGTGTGCTTCTGGAGCGTCCTGGGAATCAATCCAGAGCCTTTGACACTTACTACAACGTCTCTGTTCCAAATCGACAAGCTGCGCCCGAAGGTCTGCGATCCTGGAGTCCAAGTCACCCCATATAGATAATTGTCGGTTAATTGCCGACAACCGCTCACGAGCTTTGGTACGATTCTGTTGAAAGTTGTCGTACAGTACTTTCTCGTTAAAAGTAAGCTGCTGTAGGATGTCTACAGCCTTTTGAATTTTCGCATCAACTTCAGACGTATCAACCACAGTACTTGATATAGATGAAACCTTATTGCTAGTTTCCAACTTCACAATCTCTTTTTGCTCACTGTCCTTTTGTTCTATTTCCAGGGCAGCTTCCTTGCGTAGCAATAAACGCCGCTGTGCTTCTCGTAAATTACTTTCAGTGCGACTTAGATCCATTTCCATACCGGAAATGCCAAAATCCTGGTCCACTAGCTCATTGAGCTTTTGCTTAGCTTGCTCTGACTCTTTCTGCCAGTGAAGACTGTTACCATCCACCAGGACTAACTGCTTTTCTAAAGCATCCAAAGTTTGCTTAGAAGCCTCGTAACTGGTTTCGTACTTATCTAGGTCTAGTAGCTTAGACAAAAAACGTGCCTTGTCTGCAGGGGAGATTCCTAAGAATCCGCCACTAGGTTTACCCGGCTTTTGTTGGTGCCTGTAAGCCATAGACTCGATAAACCCAGATGGTAGCTTATGCCATTTTTGTAACAACTTCTCAGCAGCTTCACCACGAGTTACTACATCACCTTGCTGGATAACGAAAGCACCAGGACTTCTGGAAAATTTAACTTTCTGGTCATCAATGAGTATATTGGCAGAAACGGACATACTGTCACAGTACCAGGATTTAAGCTCAGTAGCTGGTGTGTGACAGTAATTGAAGAGATAAGCGATGCTGTTTACAAGGCTGGTTTTACCACTACCACTATCACCGCCACTGTCAAGGTTTTTACCACTAACGAGTGTAACTCCAGAACTTGGTAGAGAAATTTCCACCTTGTCCTCGAATGACTGAAAACCTTGCAGTGTAAGAGATTCGATACCGATTTTCGACATTTACTCTATGGCTCGGGTAGAAGTGCGTTTGGAGTAAAGTTCTGGGGCGTTAGAGAGTCTTTCGATTCTTTTGGCCATAAACCCGTTGTCTATCGTTTCTACAACCTGTAGCGAGGGTGGCAGTGCAGACCTTTTGGTTGGACCACCACATTTACAACAATCTGGTCTTTGTGTCGAATCTGCTAAAAAATACTTTCTTGTATGTAAGCACTTGGTGCATTCGAGATTTACAATCATTAATCCTCCATACTCTCACCTTCGCTGACACTTCGTAGATGGTCAATATCAGCTCTTGTCTCTTGCCGCTCTAGGATTTCATCCCGCTCATACATCACAGCCCCACCAAGAGTACCAAGCTGAAGGGCAATGCTCATTGCGTTACGCAGGGCCTCTAGGACCGCTGGGGTTGCGTCCAGCAGTCCCTCCTTGAAGGCATCTACCCATTCTTGCTCTCTAGCGTTATAAACGCAGGGGATGTCATTTGAGGCGTTCTTCATGGTTTGGGACAAGACTACATCAATTTCGTTATCAGACACTCCAATATTTGACAAAATTCGACGATGCGGTGCCCCCAAAGCTGGTACTAGGATTTCTCGGCAGAAATTGATATCGCTAGGCAATGATACTTGAGCACTAGCTAGCAGATTAGCGACATAAGCCAATCCCCAACATGCACCCGGCAGGCATCCATGTTTAATCGCTGCAATGACAGCGCATACAGCATCCTCAGCACGATCACGACGTTCTTTAAGCTCAGCATTAGAGGCACCAGACACGACTAGCTGTGCAATACCGCTAGTCAGCTTGGCTAGGCGCTCTTTCAGCAGGATTGCATCCAGCTTGGACTCTGGGTTACTTGACTGAGTAATCAAATCCTCGATGCGCTTTAGGTGCTTCTGCTCCGACTTCTCACCTAGAGCGCGACCGCGTACAACTGTCTTGGACCTAAAAATCTCAATGCTGCCTGGACGGATATGACCTTCTTCGTCAATAACCTGAATACCTGGACCGACATCTTCAGGGGTAATTGTATCTAGTGGGCGCGTAGTCGGATCGAAGATGGTAGCACCAGTGATTGCTGCCAGATCCATCAGGAGGTCTTTCTGACCTTGCTGCATGGGTGTGCGGGGGGTAAGCAAGGGGACAATATTCATGGTGTCGTCGGCGGCGAAGTTAGTCGCTAAGTCACCAAGGAATGCGTCAGAAAAGCCAGTAGCTACTAGGACAAAGTTTGGACTGTAAACACCTCGATCCTCACCATTTTGTGCAGCCATCCAAGCCTCTGTAAGTACTCGGGATGCTTCCATGAACACTGACCGGTTGGTAATCACGCCGTGGTACAGGATGAATGCTGGAGCATGTAGCAGGCAGCGGTTATGTGCTGCATCGTTGATGAATTCTGAGTAGAACTTTCTCGCAGAATCCTCGTAGCCAAGAGCGATAGGATATCCGTCAATCTTGTTTGTCCGGTACACAGATGGGCCACTCTGCTCCACGATCGTGATATTACCTTCGTCCCCAGTGATTTTGACAGCTTCCATAACCGCATCAGCCAAATCAGAATCACCATTTGCTGAGATCATGGCAACATTCCAAAGCAAAGTTCTACTGTCGGAATCCAGGTCAATTTTGGTTGACTTGTTCTTTAGGGCAGGCTCGATCACCTCACGGAAAACTCGCATCAGCGATCTGACAACGTACTGAGGGCTGATCTTTGGATTCTTTTCACAAAATCTGAATGTCTCTCGTACGATAGCTGCAGCTAGTACAGCAGCGGTTGTAGTACCATCACCAGCTTCATTGGCGGTACGCACACTTGCATCTCTAGCAAGTTCCAGTACACCGTCAGCGATAGGCTCTCTGAATCCCAGAGCTTTGATAACGGTGACACCATCTTTCGACACCATTGGTGGCAAACCGGACTCTGAACGCTCTAGCATTACAGGGCAACCACCAGGACCTAGAGTGGCCCCGACGATATCCTCGATGATACCCATGGTCTTAACCACGATGTCTTGTAACTTTTTGCTTTTAGGCAGTACGATTTTGGTGGACGTGTTCTTTACTTTTCCCATGCAATGCCTATAGCGCATCACTTCCGTACTACGAGTACTACTCCTATGCCCTATGCTGTAGTACGGGCATACCATCATATGAATCGCGTGCGCGCCATGGGGCTCACGCGAGGACCCTCGCGGAATCGCACGCAAGCCTTCACGCGGAATTTCTCGCGGGGGACCCGCGAGGGTCGCACGTAGTGCCCCCGCGAGAATTTATTATAAGTATTATTAATAGATAATAATATTAAATAATACTTATAATATAATATAATAATATGTAATTAGTATATATAGATATAGAATAATATTATCACGATCCTCCTATGCTGTACTAGGTACTACAGCAATATGGATACTACTCCTATGCCCTATGCTGTAGTATAGACTTAGACGCTATAGGTATTTAATGCAAATGATTATGAGAGATCCGGTACTGGTCGAGCTACCTCCTGGACTAGATGAAAAACTACTTCGGTCTGTATTGACCTACACTGACAAAAGAATGGAGTTTGCTGCTAAGAAGTTTAAGAATAGTGCTTCTTGGTTAATTAATAAAATGGGAGAGGAGGCATGGAAAGAAGAGTACGAGAGGTTGCTTTCTTTTCGTAAGCAAGTCTTGTTGTTCTCTGACAAAGATGAAAATCAGTATACTTATTCAGGATTAACCAACTACCTCAAGACTTATTTCCCTGATTTGGAATTAGAAAATCTGGTTAAGTACCCAGAACCAAACCCTATTCCTTGGATGAAATCCCCTAAAGTAGCAAGACCTTACCAAATCGAAGCACACAGGTTATTGCTTGAAAAGAAACATGCCAATGTAGAAATCGGTACAGGCTTAGGAAAGAGCTTTATTATTCTCAACTTGGTAAGAGATCTCGGCCTTAAGACAGTAATTATGGCACCAAGCATTAGCATTGCTAACCAATTATTCAAAGACCATATTGAATACCTTGGTAAAAAATATGTAGGTGCTTATTTTGATAGCAAGAAATGCACAGACAAGTTAATCACAGTTGCTACAGGTCAATCACTCACTCGCCTTGAACCAGGAAGTCAGGGCTGGATTGATTTAGCTCAAACGCAGGTTTTTATCGCAGATGAATCACACTTGACACCAGCAGAAACTCTCACAAAGGTTTGTTTGGGGAATTGGGAGAATGATTCTTGGAATCCAGGTTTAGTAGCAAACGCGCCTTGGAGATTTTTCTTTTCTGGTACACAACTACGAAGTGACGGACTAGGACTGCTCCTAAAGGCAATTATTGGACCTACAGTGTTCAGTATGTCGGTAGAGGAAGGCGTAAACCAAGGTTTCTTAGCTAAACCGCATTTTTCAATTGTCAACATGGAGAGTAAGGTCAAGTACTTTTCCAAAGACCCAAACAACATGACCAGGAAACATCTATACGAAAATGCAGGGGTGGGTGTACTTGCCAGTAAGCTAATCAACAAGTTCGCTACCTCGGGAAAGAAAGTTTTGGTGCTGATTGATGAATTAGGCCAAGTAATGCCGTTAATCAACAATATCAAAACGGAATTCGGCTTAGCTCATGGTGGAGTTACCCAAAACAAAATGGGTGATCCTATCAAGAATACTCAAAGCAAAAAGGGTAACTCAGGGAAACTGCCTGAATATCTACACAAGTCTGACCCAGAACAATTGGTATCGGACTTTAACGCTGGTAAATTACCAGTTTTGATAGGTACTTCGTGCATTTGGACAGGTACCGATATACGTCCTCCAGGTGGATTAGCGATTATTTACTTGGCTGGTGGTCAAAGCGAAGTTCAATTTCGTCAATGTGTAGGCAGAGGTACACGAATTGATGGAAAGAGCGAATTCTATTTCGTCGATTTTGATATTACCAATGTTGATGTATTACACAGACATGCTGCTACAAGACGTGCATTCTGCGCCGATATATATTCACCGGCAAAGGATATAAATCTATGATTTCTTCAGCAGTAGATCCACACTTCTCTAATTTCGCGAATAGTCTTCGCGGATTGATGATTAAGCATGAGCAATATCTACATAACGACCTTGACCAAACCCCAGAGGAGCACGATCAATTTCTGTTGTCTGTGCAGAAAGAGCAAGTAGTTACACTTTTGCAACTAGAGCGTGAATTCAGGCTTCTACTCATCTCGTCCGGCATCGCTGAGGAGGTGTACTCCGCTTTCATTCGGTTCATTCGTGATGACAAGAGAAACATCCTGGTAGCTAGACCATTCTTTCGAGAGAGACAGGGAGTATTTACTGCCAGAGTGAGTCCAGCCCTAGAGAAACGTGACCCAGCAGCACTCGTTGGTTTCAATTTTAACGCCAACTTCATCCAATTTGCAATTAAGTCAAGACGTTGGACTGAACAGTCAGAGAATTTACTGAAAAAGAAATTTCACTGGTGGTCCCCAATCCCAGCTACCGCCGCAGCTTCCACGCCTCTGGCTGGTGAAGAACGTATGATTGAATTGGTCGTACTCATCTTTGCCCTCAGAACTTTGATGGTTGAATGCAACTTACCCCTGGTGGTTGATTGGGCTAAGCGTTTTGCTCAAAAGACCCAAGAGTCACACCTGTCCAGAATGGACATGGTGTCGATTGCGGCTGAAGGCTGGTTAGCTGCCATTGACAAGCTCGAAATCTCGGTAGAGTCAGAGAATGGTCCAGTACCATGGCAAGGTACCGACAATCCTAATTTCTCCAAAGAGCCGGGTTCGGTACTACGCTCGGTCGGTATTGGCAGAATGACTGGTAACTTGATTGACTCTTATTCTGGAACACTAATTCACTTCTGGCCTTCAGACCGTAGGAAGCTGTATAGGGCAAATAAGCATAGGGGCTCCGTAGACGCTCGTATGGACTGGTACGGGATAGAGTCCCTAGACTTTGAACAACTGGCTGCTGCAGTCAATGTGGACGACAAAAACGGGGGTCTGGTAGAGGAGATGAACCAGACAGACCCGGTAGAAATTGCCGATATTGTTGCTGCGTCTTCGTGTGTAAGCCCTAGTGTGGATGAGCATGGAAACGATTTGATGTCTCAGTTTCCAGACAACAACCGTCCAGATGTGGAATATGAGGACAGAGAGGTTTGGTCTAAGATTCTACTAGAGATTCCAAACCTTAGTCTAATTGAACGAAAACTACTATCACTGAAAGGAATTTCCGATGATTTGTGTTAATGGCTGGCTGATATGTAAGCAGTTTGAGAAGAAAGAGGTCAAGTCCGACGTTCCAGTTAGGTTTAAGACCAGGAGCGAGGATTTTGGTATTCGTTTTACCGAAGTACTACTTGGTAACGTCAATATCCAGACGGGATCTACCATCTGGCTGACCAATGTTGAGAGACATTTCCAGGAATTCGTGTTTAACGGTTCACCAGCGATTATTGTCAAAGATGCCGATGTAGTCATTGTCAAGTCGCCTGAGATGCCACCACGACAACTACCGATGGTGAATAACTAACGTGATGAGGATTTTGTATGTGGGGGATGTCCATGCAGTACCATCCGAATTGGATGACTGCTGGCGTCTTGTCCAGCTTATCAAGAGTATTGCAGAGCCAGATACTCTCATATGCTTTCTAGGCGACCAACACCACACACATGGTCTAGTACATCTACCCATTCTGAATTTCTGGCGTAATGTGTTTATTGAGCTTGGTGGCAAGAAACGCTGCATTGCTCTGATTGGTAATCATGACAAGGCAGTCTGGACACAACCAGACTCGACCGAAAATGTGATGCAATCGTATGTGGATGTATGTATGGTGCCAGTGCCAGTACTCACCGTTGGTGGCGTGACTTTTTTGTCCCATACACCAGAGAATGACCGATTTGTCCAGCTAGCTGGTACCGGCACCACTCTAGTGTGCCATCAGTCGTTTGATGGGTACTGTTACGAGAACGGGTCGCCAATACGTGATGGCATTGACATTAAGCAGGTCAACTACAAGAAAATCATTTCTGGCCACATCCACTCACCTCAAGACAAGGGCAAGGTATGGTATCCGGGTGCCCCTAGATGGCGGTCACGCCTAGACGCCAATGTTGCAGAGAGGTTTTTGCAGTTAGTAGAACATGCTGATGACGGCTCAATCCTGTCATCCACATCGTTTGCCACTTCTAGCCATTGCCGCCCTATTCGACTTGTCACAGACACCCCCGAAAACCCTCTTCCCGCTCTCGTAGAGGCTGCTGAGTACCACATTGATATCCATGGACCGGCTGGCCATGTACAGCGCCGTAAAAGCGAATTGGCAGGGCCTGGGCGTAAAATCAAGGTGTTCATCACAGACCAGAATGTGCCAGCTATAAAAGAGTCAGATGGTATTGAGAACGCTTTTCTAAGATTTTTTAGCAAGTACAAAAGCCAGTATGGGACTAGCACAAAAAGACTTGCTAAAATGTTGGAAGAAAGATTGGGAATAAATGTTGAATGAATTATTCACAGAAGGTTGGCGACAAATTCTGATAATGAAAAAGTTTACCGAGGCCAGTGGAACACTGCAGCCACAGCAGATTAGGTATTTGCGTATTTGGCCCAGAATCGCATGCCCTACATCGACTGATTGCGAATGCACTTGGAATCCGGGCGTTGTGCAAGAGCTGGAACCTAAAATGGCACCACCTCCATCTAAGTCTGATGCAGAGCAGTGTCCTCATAATTTCACCAGAAGTCTATGCACAACTTGCCGCCCAGAACTTGTAAAGACAGAAACTGTATTTACACAACCATCTGTGGATGTACGCATTACTGGATGTAAGGATGAGCCACCAGGGCTAGATGTACGTATCAATGTGCTCTGCAAGTCCATCCAGATGATGGTGGGCGATAAAGTGGTAGTGAGAGTGTATATTAATGACACACTCTTTCATACCCAGGAGCCTGTGTAGTATGGATCTCCAAGAAGTGATTAATAATAAAGACAACGGCATCTTTCTGGCTGAAAGGGAAGCTGCTGCTTTGAAGTATTGGCAGAATTCAGATCAGCCAGAAATTGCGCCCGTCCGTCGTATGGAGCTATTTGCATTGTATGTACGTGGATACTCAACAGAACAGATACGCAAGGACAACCCAGCATTTTCACTAGGCCAGATTGTACATGCCAGAGTGGTGGATCTATGGGATGTGGGTGTCAAGCAATATAGACAAAGACTTCGCGATTCAATGATTGACCAGTTGGTTCTAGCAGGAATGGAGACGGCTAGAACAGCGATAGACGTATTATCAGCGTCAAATCACTTCTTGGGCCAAAAGGCTAGGAAATACTTAGAAACCAAGATGGAAAGTGATTTGCCGTTTCCTATGGAAAAGGTCCGAGACTATCAAGCACTGGTAGCAATTTATCAAATGATGTCTGGTAAGGCACCTAATAAGCCAGAAACTTCAAACCTTGGCAATCCAGACACGGTACAGGCTTATGTGGAAGAAATAACTGATGATAGCAAGGTATTAGCACTTTTAGCTGGTAAATCATGACCCCAGAAGAGATAGATAAGTACAAGAAGAGACACCGCTTTAAGCCATGCAAGAACAAAGATGACTTGCATAGCTATATTTTGGCATATCTAAATATTGATGTCCCAGACACCCTAGTCGATCCAGACTCAAACGCCTCCCCTATGGATATGATATGGGAGGTCTATAATACTGCAATTTATCTAAACGCTTCACTTAAAGAAGCATCATCGTTTATGTTTTACGCTGCTAGAGCAGCATTTAAGACGCTTTCTGCAGCAATCATAGAGTTTCTGATGATAGTGCATGCCAAACGTGCAGTTGTGCATATGGCAGCTATCAAAGAACAGGCCCAGAAGTGCCAGGAGTATGTCAAGCAATTCTTTGATAAGCCATACTTTGTCCAATTCAAGGTAGGTGATAACGAACGAACTGTCGAATTCTTAAGATATGAGCTTAAGAACAGTGAAGGTACAGAAAACCTTACTTACAAAGAATGGTCACAGCTCAGCACAGAGGATCAGGCAAGATACGAGAAGATTGATCTCAAAATCGAAATAGCCATTTGTACAATGGCTGGGTCGAACAGTAAACACTCCACCTTTATGGTGGTGGATGAGGTAGATGTCGTACAAAATGAAAAGGCTTATAAGCAAAGCAAGTTGATTCCTGACCCATCTGGGGACCAGCTACCAATCACTTTGTACATCTCAACCAGAAAGACCAGTGTTGGTCTGGTACAGAGAGAGCTGGATGAGGCTGCAGAGTCAGGACTACAGGTAAGGCATTGGAATGTAATTGATGTCACTGAGAAGTGCCCTGCAGATCGACATCTACCCAAACTACCCAAGCTGCCGATTTATACCAATAACGATCTGAAAGCTATTTCGGAATCCGATTACAACCTACTAACTCCTGCGCTACAGTCGAATTACGACAAAAATGATGGCTACCAGGGCTGTCTACAAAATTGCCGTATGTTTGCAGTATGCAAGGGGCGACTAGCCGACCAGAAGGGTACCAGCAAACTTCTTAAACCGGTCATTGCCACACAAGGACAATTCAGGAAATTAGTGGGTGATCCTGATCTGGCCAAAGCTGAGCTAATGTGTTGGCGTCCATCTTCCGAAGGTTTGATCTATCCACGTTTAGATGGCGATATCCATGTATTGTCTGCTGCAGAGATGGCTGAGAAGATAACTGGCACTGAGTATCCAGTGAACTTCACCAAAGAAGACCTGCTTAAGCTCTTTGCCACTCGCAAGCTCCGACAAGAGGCCGGAATGGACTTCGGTTTCACCCATAATTTCAGCGTAGTTAGCGGAGCTATTGACGGCAATAGAGCGTTTATCTTTGATGTGATCGAAGTAGCGGGCCTGGAACTACCACAACAGATCCAGCAATGTCAACAGAAACTTGTATGGTCGCCAAATATATGGCCGGACCCAGCATATCCGTCGAATATCAAATCATTCCACAGAGCTGGCTTTAGAATGCGTAAGTGGAAGAAAGGACCGGATAGCGTTATTGGTGGTATCCAGATAGTGCGTATGAAGCTGCGTCCACCCCTCAGTGAGCCAGAGGTCTTCTTTCTGAAAGATGAGGGGGTATTGTCATTAGTCAAGAAGCTGAAAGCCTACCATAAAAAGCAGGACGCTGCAGGTAGATGGCTAGAAGAACCAGCTAAGGTGGATGATGACTCGTGCGACGCTTTTAGATATTTAATGATGAACGTGTTTTCACCCAAAAACACCAAAATTGTTGTGGGCAAAGAAGCGCCCAAGCTAAACGATACACCATCCAAACCTACGAACCAGCAAATCTGGAATCAGCAGGTTATGGAATATGTTATGCCAGAAGGCCCTATATCCACCGCCGCACCAGAGAAAAAGCGAGGCAATGGCAGGTTTTTCTTTTCCATGTAAGACGAATCTTTAGGGTAATGTCGAATTACAGTGTCGCTATCGTATTGTCGTCTCAGGATGCTACTTATCGTAAATTCTTTGATTGGCGTCGTACTTCATCAAACATCCCTTGTACCAATCCACAAATCACTAATTATCAAGTAGCGCCTAGTGCAACTACTGTAGTGTTTAATGGTGTACGAAGTCTTGCCCTAGATAACACCACTCAGCTAACACTTACTTTAAGCCCAATCGACCCGAATCGGTATCGGTTTACTTGGACAGGTGGCACTAATCCAGTATTTAGGACCGATAGGGCACTTACTTGTGTTGGTCACACCATTACAATGGCGACCATTCCAAACGGTACAGTAAGCTGCACATCCTCCACTGTAGGTGATTTCACTGCAGTAGTGGTTTCGGATATAGTGTGGATACCAGGAGTGACTACTGGCGATACGGCAACCGTATTTGACGAAATCAATGTTGGTCAGTGGGTTGTGATTGGTAAAGATGTTACATCCACTATTCTGTATCTACAAAGACCACCAGAACAAGCCTATCAGGGTCTGGACGAAGTTGTAGTGCTGGCAGCTAACACTCAATTGCAAGCATTCTCGGTTAACGGCCTGCTTGTGGGCGATACAGTAGACGTTCTCAACGGTTTTACTTCCTCAGTACATCAGGCGTATGAAGTGGTAGCTGCCACCAGTCAATGGTTTGAGGTATTGGCGACCGGTCCGCTACCATCATATCAGGTCGGTGTACCCACTATTTCTGGAATCCAGTTTTATGTATCGTCCAAAATGATGGTATATGTAGAAGTGGATCAGGACGCTTTTGTCAAGGCAAATGGTGGTACAAATGACCGTGTATCACCACTCAATCCTGGATCGACAGAAGGTGTTGGCTGGTATGGTAAGAGCGGACCTATTTGGTCTTTAGAGGTTACTAATCGGTCGTCCAAGTTTATGAATGTCACAATAATTAGTGTGGAATAATGCGTAAGAACAAAGAATTTGAAACCTTAAAGAAGAGTTTGGATGATACTCGTTCAGAGCTATCCAAAGCTCAGCAGGCCATTACCACACTATCTGCTGTAAAACCTAAGCCTAAAAGCGTTAAGGTAAGTTTTGTTGATAGGCTTGATGAATCGGATATGTTTAAGGATGAAACTGACAAGACTGTAAAGCTATCCAAAGCACAAGCACTTAATCGTAAGCTCGATGGTGAATCCAATTCCATCGAGCGGCTGGCTTTTGAAGTAGACCCCACCAATGGGGACCAGTATCACGGTATTTATAAGCAAAAGACCCGCCTACTGCCTGACAGCGTATTGAAGCGTATCTCCATTCAAGATGAGCTGGTGGCTTGTATTGTACAGGCACGTTCTAACCAAATGTCGGTGTTTGGTAGACCACGAGATGACCGTTTTAGTCCAGGTTTTGTGATTGAGCCCACCAAGTCACATCTCCAAAATATGACTACCGAGGAGAAAGAAGGTATCCAGAAGCGTATCAGTAAGGCAGTTAAGCTGGTTAATAACTGTGGTATTCAGGAGGGGTGGGATAAAGAAGCACGCCTGTCCTTTAATGAATTTCTGTATCAGACTACCCGAAACGCACTGGTTGTGGGTCGTATTGCTGTAGAAGTAGTGCGCAACCTAGATGAGCAAACTGGCGAGTGGGAATTTTATGGTTTTAGACCAGTTGATGCTGGAACTATCTATAAGAGTGTACCACATGGTAACGCAGCACAAAGTATCCGTGAATCAAGCAAGAGCTTGCTTGAGCAGGTTCGTAATGAAAAGCTAAATCCCGACCGTTTTGTTGATGATGAGTATCAGTGGATTCAGGTTATTGAAGGCACTCCCCGTCAGGCATTCACTGATGATGAGTTATTGGTAAAGAATTTCTATCCAGTTTTGGATTGGGAGATGAATGGATATCCAGTTACCCCACTGGATACAATGCTGACTCAGGTGACGACACACATCAATATCACGTCGCACAATAAACTATATTTTCAATCTGGTCGCGCCACCCGTGGCATGATTGTTATTAAGAGTGATGATGCCGACGAACATATGGTGTCTCACATTAAGCAACAGTTTCAGGCATCCATTAACTCTGTCCAGAATTCGTGGAGAATGCCTGTCTTTGGTGTTGGTAGTGAAGATGAAGTCGCTTGGCAGGCCATTGATTCTGGTACTCGGGATATGGAGTTTCAGTATCTATCAGATATGAACGCCAGAGCGATTCTGTCCGCATTCCAGATGAGTCCTGAAGAATTGCCTGGGTGGGCCTATCTCAGCAAGGGTACCAACAACCAAGCACTGTCTGAAAGCAATAACGAGTACCGCCTTGAGGCGCATCGTGACTTAGGTATACGTCCCCTAGTCAAGCAGTTTGAGGACTTTCTCAATACTGACATCATGCCCCTTATCGACTACGAGCTAAGCAAGATTTGTGTGCTAAAGCTGGTCGGTTTGGATGCAGAAACTGCAGAAAAAGAAAGTGTCCGTATCCAGCAAGATATGGCCGTCCATATGACCTACAACGAAATCTTGGGTCGTGTGGAAAAGAAGCCCTTGCCTAATATGGTCGGCGGCGACTTCCCCTTAAATCAGCAGTTGCAGGCCATTATGGATAAGTACGTGCCTGTAGGTGTTATTTTGGAAACCTTCTTTGGTATGGCTAATGCCTCCAAAGACCCGAAATGGAATTACGTACGCGATCCATTCTTTTTCCAGCAACAGCAAGCTATGCAAGCACAGCAGCAAATGCAGCAGCAACAAATGCAGCAGGCACAGCAAGGCGCTCCAGGACAGCAGCAAGGGCAACCCCAAGGGGGTGGTCAGGCACAGCCTGCAGAGGCTTCCCAAGGCCAGCCAGGGGACCAAGCTCCGCAAGGCGCAGCACAGGCTACAAATGCGGGGGACGAAGACCCCGTACAAAACGACCAGCAGCCGCAGACAACCGATTTGACTCGATCCATTGATCAGGCTCTTGGTCTGCTATCTAAGAGTGAAAAACAATTACCACCATCCAAAAAGAAGATGCTGGCTAAACAAAGAAATATGGTTCAGTCACTGATACAAAGTCTAAATACGGATTTTGAGAAACTGGTGACTGAAACCTTGGACACTCTATGAAAGTTCTATCACCAGCCCAAATCTCTAAAATAGAGAAAGGTATTGATGCTGTGTTTTCTCGCCTTAAGGATAAGTTCTTAGGCAAGCCAGCAGATAAATCCGATTCTCTGAGACTGACCAGGAAACAGGTTGGTATGCAGTTTTCCTTGCCCAATTTGTATGTTTCCTCATCAGTAAACGAGGGCAATACGTCCCCAGATAAAGAACTGCTAAATTCAGTGATGAGTATAGCTGAAAATCATATCAATTCACAACGGGATACAGCTAAGGCTGTTGTAGTCAAAACGATTGAAAATTTCGTTAGGACCAATCCTGAAGGCAATCCAAATACCTTGCTAGGTGGACAATTGGTGGAAATCTTTGCTAAAACTTCTGATGCAGTCAAGCGCATTATCGACACTGAAAGCACCACTGCTCGAAATACTGGTACTTTGGACGGCATTGTCAAAGTTAGTTCATCAATGAACATCGACGACCCATCAGTATACTTTGTCACTGTTCGTGATGGGTTTATGTGCAAAGAATGTCGTCGATTACACCTTCGCCCTGATGGCAAGCCAATTGTCTGGAAAATGAGCGATCTACAACACGGATATCACAAGAAAGGCGATAATAAACCTAGCGTTAGCGGTCTTCATCCATACTGCCGTTGTTCATTAGTCATGCTCCTGCCTGGATATGGCTTTGGCGACGACGGGCGAGTAACCTTTATTAAAAAGGACCACGATGAATACTCTAATCAGTAAGTTGCTATCAGCTATTGTGTTTTGTGTATTGCTGTCTGGATGTGTCAGTACCATTTCGCAAGTCAACAGATTGCAGAATAAGGTGCATAGAGCTGCACTGGACTGTAAGAAGAATAACGGTCTATGCAAAGAAGCTGGTGGTTGCTCTACCACTGCTACAGCAGCTATCACAGCTATTCTGGCAGCTAAAAAGCAACAAGCAGTTGGTGAGGTTGGTATCGACCTTGAAGCAGAAGCTGCTGGCCGATTGGTACTTGCCAATACCGCATGTGGGAGATGGTAAATGGGTGCTCTATTAGATATTATTAAAGACTTATGGGCAGCATTGAAAAGCAAAAGAGCTAAGAATGCAGCAGAAGAGATACCAGTTATTGAGAAAGCTGCTAAAGACGTACAAGACGATGCAGATCTAATTCTAGAAGAACTACGCAAACCGCCCGTCCGATAAATCCTTTGTCCCGCCTAATCTACTCAACATGACGACGGGAACGGGAATGATAATTGATGGTATTGCAGCGTCTGAAGCGATTGACTCTAGTGGTGAAATCCTAGATGTTGAAGGATGCGATATTTCATCTTTAGAAAATGGCGATGGTCTACTGAATTGGGAACACCGAGGCGAGGATGCTAAAGGTGCGTCAGCAAACGACAATGTAGGCCATATCATTTATGCCAAAAAGATTTTCAAAGAGGAAGACGCCTCGGACCAGAGACAGCGTAACTACTGGAATATGGTTAAGTTGCCATACATCTACATTAAGTCACGCCTGTATGATGGCTCAGGCCATCCAGGAGCCATCGCACTAGCAGCACAAATCCGTGATCACGTCAAGAACAATGAGAAAATACTGTGCCGTTATAGTATCGAGGGCTCTACTCTTAAGAAGAATGGCAACCGCCTAGAGCGATCCATCGCCCGCAAAGTAGCCTGTACTGTTAAGCCATGTAATAAGTCATGTGTATCTGGTGTAGTCTTCGATCCGCAATCAGATAAAAAGAAAGACGCATCATCCTCTCTAATTGAGGGGATTTTAGCCAGAAACGAAAATGGCGATATTATCAAAACCTTTGGTGCGGTAACAGTTGCTTTTGATCCAATTGTGCTATCTAAGACTTTGACTGCTGGAAACGGGAGCGCTCCTGCGTCATCCCCATTGGTAAGGGAGGATGTAATGAAGCGTATGAAAGGTGTGGTTCTGGCAACCATTAGGGATTACTCCAAACCGTTTGTAAAAGCTGAATTTCGTGAACTTCTCAAGTCCCGACTCCCAGAAGCTGACGACTCGTTTCTGGATCGCTTCGCCGATCTAGCTGAGGACTATCAGGTCAAAAAGTCACTAGCGAAAGCTGAGCCCGCAAAGAAGCCCAAGGCCAAGAAGCCGCCAGCTGTGGTCACTCCACCACCAGCACAGGAAACAGGGCCCACAGAAGCGCCTGCAGCCACTCCAAGCACTAATTTAACCATTCGTGGCAAGGAGGTAGCGCCCAATCAGCACCTCTCTAAGAGTTTCTTTGATGAGGGCACTGGTGTACTACACACGCCACAAGGCTCTTTCCCTATGTACATCCCTTCGCGTGATCCTGATGCAAGGGGTAAGGAATCGTTCGATAAAATTATGAATGATCCCAAGGTGTCAGCTTTCCACGACAAGGCCATGGACAATTGGTCCAAGGTCAATGGATTGCTAAAAGCTGGACAGTTGCCGCCAGAAGTGGTTATGCACGGTACTTTGTTTTCACAACTTAGCCCTAACTGCCTGGATGCCGAGACGGAAGCACTGACGAAACGAGGGTGGGTCAAGGGTTTCGATCTAACTATGGATGATTGGATTTTAACCAAGAATCCCAAGACTGGCATGGCGGAATGGCAAAAGCCCACTGATCTGCGATTCTTCCCGGATTATGAAGGCCCTCTGGTCGAGCTTAAGTCAAGGTCGTTTCATGCCATCACTACGCCTGACCATCGCTGGTTGGTTAAGTCTGGTCGGAATAATGTACAGGAGAAAACCTCTGTAACTATTAATCCATCAGACCTAATTCATCGCACTGCCAAATCCCGACTGGACGATAATGGCTTTACCCCAGACGTATCGCATATATCGAGTCTGTATCAACATATGGCAGTGGTTGATAAAGATGGGGAGTGGGCAGCCTATACCCGTAAGTATAATACCAAAACCATGGTGACCAAGAGCAAAGAACGCGCTGATGCCGAGCAGGCTTTTCTCACTATATTGGGTCACGCATCCTCGATAACACATGATGGTACTCAGTTTTGGGTTACTAAGCTACGACAGAAGCACGCTAAGCTAGACAAGAGACATATCCGTCGATATGTAGGTAAGGTCGGTATGTGGTGTCCAGTAGTGCCTAACACCTTTTTCTTTATGAGAAGAAGTGGTCATGTATGCGTAACTGGAAACACGCCAGTTCCGATGCAGGAAATCATGTTTTGTCTCGATCAGGACACAAATTTAAGCACATGCGACAACACAATCAAGAAAATCAAGAATTTTCTACCAGGGGACAAGGTTTTTGGAGTAAGTCAGAATGGGGAAGTTATTACTACGGAAGTAGTAGCACTCCACAACCACGGCGCTATGGAAGCTATAGAAGTCGAGTTTTCGGATGGTTATCGTGTGGTTTGTTCTCAAAATCACAAGTTTTTGACCACCCAAGGAATGGTGCCGATTTCCCAAATAATTGCTTCTGGATTGGAGATTTTTAGTGCCACAAAAACCAAGGACGACGGGCTGGGACAGCCGTTGTGGTCAAACATTTCGGACAGAAGTGCTGTTCAAGGCGCATCGGAAAGAGTGTCAGGCATGCAAGGATATACGCGCCACAGCCCGTGTAGAATCGGCAAAGCAATGGCATGTTCAGAATCCCGAGAAATCCAAGGCATTACTTCAACAAGCCCATGCTGCACAGAAAATATGGAAAGAACAGAATCCCGAATTGATGATGGTGGGGATTCGCAAATGGGAAGTGGAAAAGAGAGACGAGTTTCTGGAGCGCCAAAAGAAGGCCAGTCAAGCAATGCTGAAATGGCAAAAGAGGCATCCAGCCATGGTCCAATGGCATGCCATGAAATTAACAGCGGCGGCCAAGAAGTGGAGACTGGAACATCCAGAGGAGTTTCGGGACAACTATACCCAATTGTCGATTCTGGGCCAGGAATGGCGCGAAACCCATCCAGAGGAATTCGGGAATATTGCAAGAAAGTTTATCGCCGCTGGTCAAACTTCAGCTTCTTCTCATTCCTATATCGAAGAGGAGTTAAAAGGGCAACTGGGTTGGACATCGGGACTGATTCAATGTGGAGATATTGTCAAACAGGTGGATTTAGTCCACGAAAACATATGGATAGAAGTGGACGGATTTTGGCATTTTTTTTCAGGTTCGGAAAAAGAATCGGCTGTGAAAAATCTGCAATATCGCCAGCACCGGGACATGCTTCTAAATCAAGAGGCTTTACGGAGGGGCGATATCACTCTAATCCGTCTCTCGATGGAGAATTTCTCAAGCAGAACCAAGAAAATGAAGGAAGGTGCCATGATCTGGCTTACTCGGATTCTCCAATCTCCAACACCAGGAATTTGGTGTGTCGGGGCGTTGTACGATGGCGTCCCGTGGGCCAACGACAAATGTACGATCTTGAAGTTGCCCACGTAAAGCACAACTTCCTACTGCCTAACGGCATTATCACTAGCAATAGCCATCTAGTTGATTCCATGAAGGATAAGGGTATCGACGCCACCAGCCCTAAGTTTGAAGGTGAAGTGGGACCAGATTGGCTTAGCCGTGACAAGCCCGATACCCTGCCAGTGACTGGAAGATCTTATTTTGAAAACCTTGGTCCATCCGTGCGTATTGGTAAATTGGTTAACGGCCAATATCAGAGCAGTACCAAGCCTTATGTTTCAGCCACTACTGGTAAAGTTGGTCGCACCGCTGGACAAGTACAGAGTTTTATGCTTGCTAATAACAAGCTGAAAAACATGGCCCAATACCATGGCCTACACCAATCGCTTGTAGACCTAGTAAACCGCCACAAGGACGATACCCGCTCAGCTATCCAAGAGCTGATGCTGCATAAAGAGAATAGCCAGAAGCATAAGGCTAAGCGTGATAGGGCTATTTCTGCAGGCAAGCCAGATATCGGCCCCTATAACGGTCCAGATGTGCCTGGATTAGCTCCTAAGACCGCTAGATATATGTATGGCATGCTTGGTGGTGCTAACTCAGTTGTGCCCGATACGCATTTTGTCCGTCATCTATTCGGCCTAGAGAAAGGTGCTGATGCTAATACTATTGAGCATCTAAAGAGTGTTTTGTGGGAGCCCAATAACTCCGAAGTTATGAACGGCATTGACAGGTATTACGCCAAACACCATGACGCTGTTAAGCATATGCGCAATCATCCCAAGTACGCAGGTTTATTTCACAACGATGAATCTGCGGTATTTCCAGCATTCTGGAAACACTGGATGAGTATTGTTCCACATGAGGAAGCCAGAGGAATGAAAACCTTTGGTATGAATGCCGATACAGACCACACACCGTATTGGGAAGCTGTCAATCCTTTTCTGAATGTAAAGAAGAGTGAGATTGATACCACAGTGCCTGCACAGACTGCTAAACAGCATGCCGATTGGGTTAGACAATATGGTGAGATGCCAGCCCTGACTCTTTATTATCGCTACGCTATTCCTAAGCTACTAGAGCAAGCCAGGATTAGAGAAGGTCGCGGGAGTATGTAATGTATGATTACAATATCGACGATGTAGATACCTACAACACTATATTGAACAGCGCTGATTTGAAGCAGTTTGGTCGATTTATGGCCCAATGGCTTCCACTTAACCATGCCCTGTCTCTTGGTAGGTCTTCGCCGTATCTTATCCGTCAAGCTGCTTTTGTAGCTGCCGCTATGCCAAATTTCAATTCAATACCAGAGGTTAAAAACTATGGTCATTTGATGGATGCTATTACTGGCACTGATCTAGCACAACCCATCAACATTGACGTATTTGTCAAAGGTGCTAATGGTGGTGAACTTCCAGAATGGAATAGAGCTTACTACAAGGCTAACACCGTTTTTTCGAGAAATGAAAAACACATTCCAGATGTCGCCAAGCTCAAAACAATCGACCAAAAGCAAAATGAGCTAACAGAACTATCCCAGACAGCTAGGGAAGACGGACTGGAATGGCCTAATATCCCACTCTTGGCATTATGTATGCTGGGTGTCGGGAATATGCCTGTTTATGATTCTATCCAAGAGCTGGATGACAAAGCTACTCGCACTAATGATATGTCGATGGAAGACCACCCGGCATATCACTTTGTGGTTAACAAGTATCCAGCGCTAACGGATGACCCAGAACAGGCTCTATTTCCCGCAGTCATTCTCGACAGGCTAATTCGGCCATTGTACGATGCACAGCTATCCGGTTCTGCTTTGCATGGCAATGTAATGGGCCAGATAGCACATATTGTTGACAAGTATGGCATCAACACTCTTGAAAAGGCTGATGTTGGTACACAGTCTAGCAAATTCATTCAAATTCTGGAAGAGGTCCGGCAGCAATGTGGGTTGGTCGCATCACTACTCGCCTACCATCTGTACTGTGTACCAGTCATTGTTGCATCGACTGACAGTATGGCTCTGTTCAAGATGGAACAGGTGGTAATGCTACTTAAAAATGATATGGATAATCAAGCCAAGCCCGCAGCTAAGGTTATATATTTTCGTGGTGAGCCCGTCCATCCCGGCATTGCACACTCAAAAGACGAGCAATACACCATTGTCAAGGATAATAAGACACATTACCTAGCTATTCCAAGCAAGGAGCCAAATACTGTAGTCAAGCTGCCTAAGAACAAAGAGGGTACCCATTTCAAAAATGTTGCATATGCCCATGAGGTCTGGATGAATAATTCTTTCAAACCTAAGATGGATGCAGATAAGCACGGCATAGCACATCTTAATACATCACCAGAGCAAAGAGCTTTGATTCATGGTGCTGATACAGCTACTTGGCGTGCTTCTGAACCATCACACTTTTTGGCTGGTATCAATGAAGAACAAAGTGGATGGGTCCGTTCACCTAAAGGTGGTTTGGCGTATATGAAGCATGATGAGTCTGGCAATGGACACGAGGCTGTTTTTCATAACATGGCTAGAGACTTCTTTGGTCTAGGCCAATACGTACCAACCACAGCAGCTTTTTCACATCCCACTACGTCGATATATGGTAACAACAGATTCACTATTCAGAACGCTGTGGATGGTGCAGAGCATGCTGATGTGCATTGGCCTGATTATTCAAAACTTCGCGACTCTTCGCATCAAAAAAATATAATTTCTAATCTTACCGGTAATGGTGATTTGGATAAGTTAGGGATTATGGATGCAGTGATGGGGTCACATGACCGCCATGCCAATAATTACCTGTTTTCTAAAAATGGACTACATCTAATAGATAATGAGATGCTATTTGAAAACAGCTCTAGGTCGCTACCGCATTATTGGGAATTAAGCGACAAGGGTAACGTGGATACTGGACCAAACCCAATACACCCAGCAGCCATAGAGTGGGCTAACAAGCTAGACAGTAAACACCTAGAAGCCAGCCTCATCAAGAATGGTGTAGATGCCGATTTGGCTGCAGAAGCGGGACACAGACTGCGTAGTGTGCAAGGTGCAATTCGCGGACATGGACAACCGACACGTAAACAGGTATTTACAGCAGCATTGCCGGAGCGCAAATAATGAATGGAATTTACAGCTTTTTCAGACTAAAGACTTCTGGCAGCCAACTACTTAAAAACCGTATGGGCCGGGTGGTGGTGGGTGATGGCAAGACCAAAGTGATTGAGGACTATCATGGTCATAGACTTAGACAGGCTATGCCAGATGGTCCATTTAATGAAACTGCCCGCAACGCATTGCTTCACCAGATGAATTCCAGGTATATCTTGGTACGTCCGTGGGATTCATACATGCAAGACAAGGATGATTCAGAAATCCCAGAAGCGAAGCTAGAGGAAATGCCAAAAGATGTGGCCAATGAAATACCTTCTGTATTTGAGTATATGAAGGTCGGCATGTCACAACCACAAATTCTTGAATCACAAGGCGATGTGTTGATTCTAAATGGTCATGCCCTTTCACCAGCAGAAGCATCGACTATTCTGAGTAATGTGCATAAAGGTGTGGCTACACTTAGATACCATCGCCCACCCGATGCACTACATAAAGCTGAAGAGAAAGCCCCAGAACCAAAGGATGATGACTTGACTAGAGATATGATGATACCTTCCTTTGGAAACCTTCTGGCACTAGAGCGCTCTAAGCCAACCAACGTGGTTATCAGCCTGGACCTTAATGATTTCCATAAGGCTAACGAAGTTGGCTGGAAAGAGGCTGATGAAGCAATTGTGGCGTTTGGTGGCTTGGTAGCTAAGTTAGCTCATGGTGATAGTTTTCGGGATGGTGGCGATTGCTTTGTGCTTTTTATGGACTCCAAAGAGGATGCTTTTCTGTTTCTACGCCAGCTAATTGAGGGTGAGAAAGAATTACCCGCAGTAGGTGGTTCGTACAAAATTACCATGTCCGCAGGTATTGGAAATTCCTTGGAATCCGCTAGACAGGCAATGGTCATAGCTAAACATGGTAAATATAAAGATTCTAATGAGCAGGCGTCTGATTCTGTCTATGTTGCGGGTGATAGTCTCGTAGGCAAGTAATCTAAGGATTATGTTACCACTCGATTCCCGCACAGCCTCATATGGTATTGTCACTTCACAGTCCCAGACCAGAATAGCCACACTTAACAAAACTGGCACAGCACCTCAAGTAGTCGCACTAGCTCCCGGCTACTATCTCTGCCGTGTACCTAATGGTGTATTTGGTAAAAGTGTCCAAATCCTATATTGCAAACCAACTGATACGCCAACTGATGCAGATATGGCACTACCAGCAGCGGACTCTGGCCCCAAGGCGTTTGATTCTAGGGATTCTGCATCATCGTTTATCGTGGGTATGGACCCCGAGCTAGACCCTTCTAATGAGAAGAAGGCTATTGCTATACAGTGGGATGGGGCAGCAAATTCCACGCTCATTATCACTAAAATCAAGTAGGAGCCTAATATGACGGAATCGGGACAAGGCGTAATTCAGACAGTCCTCAATAGAGATCAACTCCTATCTCTATTAGACGATCTAAAAACGGCAATAAAAGACCCGCTAAGCACCGATGGTTATATTACTTACCAATTCTGTGGTGTCAAAGGACCAGAAAATACACGATATTACAATGTAGAGTATCGGTATTTAATCTCCCATCTACTTTCAACTGGAATATCAGTATATATGTGGTATGTCCCTCCATGGGAGCTTAAAACATACATACACGAAATCCGGCAAGAGGCTGCACATCCACAGCTTCCAGAAGTGCAGCGAGCAACTTTACTCGAATTGACTGATAAGCTAGAACAATCAGTACCAGCTACACTCGCCTCCTAATTCTTCTACAGTCTATGCAGGTCTTTCTGATGTTATGAAAAGCGAAAGCTACACATAACAACAATCCACACTGCCTACACTCTCTAACGCCCAAAGATTCATTACAGTCATTACATAGACTGTTTTGGTACGTCTTCCTATGTCTTAAACATTGTGAGCACTGACCATACTTCTTACTGAAGTACAGGTCAGAACGACACTTCTTGCATTGTGGTGAGAACCCCTCCCCATTGTTATGAAACTGCAATTCATCCAAATCTAAATAACAAGTTCTGCATTTCATAATCCTTAGATTGTGTCAAATTTTTTGTATAAATATTGCCATAATCTGTTAATTAGCTGTTAGTTAACATTTAACGTAAAGGATTCCCAAATATGGCTACAACGACGAAAGCGACTGAAATTGCCCGTGCTCTGCGGGACGAGCTAAATCTGCGTTTGCAGAAGATCCCTACCCCGGTAGTGGTTGCCGAAATGAGTTTTGATACCGACCAGAACCCACTGATTAAGATCGGTACTGGTGTTATTGGTGCGGCTGGTGGTCTGGTTAAGGTCAAGCCTCTTGATTGGCCGCTGCCTGTTGATGTTATTGGTCTTCCCCAGCGCGTGTATTCGGTTCACGAGATTCAGTTTGTCCGTGAGGCTGGTGTGGCTCTGAATGTTGACTACCTCATTATGACCATTGTTTCTGTTTTGTCGGTTCGTGGCACCAAGGTCCGTCTGTATCAGTCCACCAACGGCACTGCACCTTCTGCGGCCCAATTCATTGACGCCAATATCACCGCTGTGATTGAGGCCGATCTATACAACAAGATGACGGCTCAGCAGTAATAGGAGTGACCATATGAAAAATCTAGATCAAACAGTCCAAGAGGTTAAGGGGATTCTCTCCAGCCTTTTGCTTAATGAGGTGAATTCGCTCAAGAAGGGTCTTGGCGAAGAGGATGACACTGATGGTCCCGGCGCTGCCGATGGTGGTGGTGCTCCCCCAGCTTCTGAGGGTGCTGCAGAGACTCCAGGCGCTTCGGATGCCCCTCCTGGTACCGCTCCTGGTGAAGAGTCCGGTGCTGAACAAGGTGCCCCCGGTGGCGCTCCTGGTGATGATGCACCTCCTTCGATGGAGGAATTGGTACAGCAGTATTCACAGTTGCCTCCAGAGGAGCTGAAGATGCACCTGGAAGCGGCTACGCAGGCATATCAAGCTGCGGCTGGTGCTGCAGGTGCTGGTGGCCCGCCACAGGGTCAAGGACAGGCTTCCCCGCCCCCACAGGGTGGTCCAGAGATGGCAGCCATGAAGAGTGAGATTGCCAATCTGAAAGCTGTCTGCATTGATTTGAAGAAGTCCCTGGAAGATTCGCGTAAGCCTACTCCCCGTGTTGGTCAGAAGGCTGTTACCGGTGCTAACGCTGCTGCTCGTCTAGGTACTGCGGCTGCTCCTGCCAAGCCACTAAACAAGGCAGAGCTGCATGCCAAGCTGGTTGCTCTGTGTCGTGACCCAGACCAGTCGAAGCTGAGTAAGCATGAGCGTGATCTTATCAATGATTATTATAACCGAGGACAGCAGAACCCAGCTCTCCTTCAAACCATTACTGGCCTCGCGGGCTTGTTCGTAAAGTAAAGGAAAAATCTACTATGGAAATGAATCAAATTCAGGATCTAATCAAAGCCCTTGAAGCGGGCTCGTACAATGCCGCGCCGGGGACATTGACGCAGGGCAGTGCAATTCAGATTGAAGACTTGTCGCCCGTCATGCACAACGTGACCTACGATGATAGCGCCATTAAGCTGCAGCGTATGCTGAAGGTGAAGTCGTGTAAGTCGAATCTGGCGCAGTTTACTCGTCAGCTAAGCTATGGCCAGTTTGGTGGTAGCGCCCAGCTTGAAGGCGGCGTTGGTAATGAAGAGACTAGCAACTTTGTCCGCATCACGGTCCCAATGTGCTTCTATTCGGAAGTGCGTCGAGTGACGATTGTTGCCGATATGGTTGATACTGTTGATGGTGTTAAGGGTTCGGAGCGTATGGCAACTGATGCGGCAAAGCGCATCGCAGGGGACATTGAGTTTGATTTGTTCCGGGGTTGTGCAGACTTTAGCAATGGTGGTGTTTTCGATGGCCATCCTGGTGCTATCCCAGCTCTGCCTAACATGCGTGGTCTGGATCTCCAGATTCGTCAGTCGGATGCCCAGGCTAATACCCAGGATCTGATGTTCTCGGAATATGGCTCGGATGAGTCGGTTGTGATCCCCGGTGGCGGGACGCTCACCCAGGCGAATATCGAAGATGCTCAGGTTCGTTCTGCGATGAACATGGGTAGCGCTGACAAGCTGGTTGTTGATCCGAAGGTTCTCAGTGCGTACAACAAGATTGTGTACGGTATGCAGCGTGTTATGCTGGCTGGCTCTCCTCAGGAGGCAACTGGCGCATCGCTTCGTAAGCAGTGGACTTCAGGCGAGCAGATCGCTATCGAGGCTTCACGTTTCCTCAGTGGCAAGACCTCACCAGCACGTCCCCGTCCCAACGGTCCTGCTGCCCCTGCCAACCTCGCTGTGGCTTCTGTTACGGTTGCCAATGTTGTTACTGCCTTCGCGGCTGCTGAGAAGTATACGTACTTTGTGACCTCGGGCAATGAGATTGGTGAGAGCCCACGTACTGCGGCTGTGACTGTCACTGTGGCTGCTGCTGGCGATGTCCTTCGCCTCACTATCACGCATCCAGTTAGCGGTGTGGCTCGGTTCTTCAATGTGTATCGTACTGAGGCTGGTGGCAGCAAGGCGCGTTACATTGGCCGAGTGGTTCTGGATGGTGGCGCTGGCACCACCATTTTTGATGACCTTGGCAATAAGGTTCCGGGTTTCGTGACTGGCTTCTTGCTGCAGGGTGATACGATGGAGATTGCGGAGCTTACCCCGTACTCCCGTCTGAAGCTGGCAGTGACCGATCTGAGTCAGCCAGAATGTCATTTTAGGTTTTGCACGTTGAAGTGCTTTCAGCCGAGACGCAATGTACTGATCGACAACCTACGTGGTGCTGTTTTCGGCAGCTAAATCAGGTACATAGGTGTGGATCATGTCCACTCCTTCAGTTTCTACGTAAGATGCCGCATCTCGCAAGAGTGCGGCATTTTCTTTGAAGTGTCCTAAGCCCACATTGCAATGACTACATAGTAGACCTCGTACTTTGCCCGTTTGATGATCGTGATCAACATGAAATCTACCAAAACCTTTAGGTTCTGTAGAGAAACAGATCTTACATTTACTATTTTTCTCTTCTTTTTCTTCTGTTCAGGAGTTTTCATACCTTCCAAATAGCGTAGCCAAATTCATTGCGCTATAAAGCTGTATGAACGAAAAACAAGGTTTCAGCATCGCTCTCAAACATCTTCCTACTCCACATTGGGACACAACAACTGTTATCCGCGTTAACAAGATGCCATTTCGTTTTGAGCTTTCTATACTCAGAAATAGTGTTGGCTGGCTTCCAGTCAAATCGTTTGGTGTATTTAAGTGCATGAGTGGTCGATGCAATAAGTCTTTCCGAATTCTGGTTAATGCCAAGTTCCCTACCACCACTAAACTGTACTGCTCAAACAAGTGTAGAGCATCAGACAGTTATTATCGCCGCCTATCTGACCGTCTTATCGGAGAACTTCTGGACTCTGAAGCACGTCGTAAAGCTGCACTACTCAATTAAGTACCAATCTTGCTGATATGTCGTTATCAGCCCGCCCACTTAAAGATATATGTAGTGTAAACCGATATAGAACCACCGATGTTTGGCAGATGTCAGTCGGTGATACAGCACCCCTCTACCTACAGCTTATTGATACTACACTAGACACTTCTGATGAAGGCTTCAAGCCAGCGTATCGCCGATACGCTGCTGCGGTAGGAGCCACACTTCAAATCACCTTTGAGTCATTGGATAGTGCCAAAACCATTATCAGAATGGCTACATTGCCATATCCTAACCAAGACAGCAGCATTTGGAAAATTACCCTACTGCCTACCGACAAAATTAGGGGTACAGTCCAAATGCGTTTGAAGCTAGTAGAGGGGTCACAAACGCTTTACGGCACTTTACAACCAGCAATTGCTGCTGCAGATAGTGGTGTCTAAATGACCGATTTCTCTAAATCCAAGTATGCCACTGGCTCCAAGGCTGGTGAGATATATCCACAAAACGCAATTGACACTGCGGGTTGGGACCGACTAGAACCGCTTATTGATGCAGCTACCTTACGCCGTCGGCATTTGTTTGGCATTCCCCTTGTAAGCTGGATACCACATCCAGTCACTAAGAAGAGAAGTGAAATCACGGATGAGGATATAAAGGGATTAATTTTAGTTGCAGTTAGCAAGGTCGAAATGCTAACTGGCACCATTATCTTTCCAGTCTCTTTCAAAGAGAAGTATCCATTTGACCGCAATCAATATGAGTCGTTTGGTTATATGATGACTAAGAATCGACCTGTATCGTCCATTGAAAGTCTAACCGTCACGCCTAGTAATGGCGTTGATGTATTTACCGTGCCTTTGGAGTGGGTTGAAACTGCGTACCTTATCCGGGGGCAAATCAACATTATTCCTATGACCATTTCGACCCCAGATATGAACGGCCTTGTGGTAAACAGCCAAGCTGGTGGTGGTGCTGCGTTTCTTTCATTCATGTCCTACAAGCACTGGATACCGGCTTTTTGGCAGATTTCGTATACTTGTGGATATAAAGATGGAATGCTGCCCCGTGTCCTTAACTATCTGATTGGTATTGTTGCTGCTATAGATATTCTAGCAATGCTAGCAGCTTCTGCAGGTTTGGCTACTTCAGCTAGTTTAGGGATTGATGGATTGTCGCAATCCACATCTGGCCCAGGACCACAAGTATACGATACTTTGGTAAATAAGCTCTCCCAGGAAAGAGATGCGTATATCAAAAAAATCAAAAACCTATCAGGACTCAAGGTGTTTTCTAGCAATGTATAATAAATTCCGAAAATTGGGCAAGTCCGAAAGAGTCAAAGACCCTATTGATGTGGCCAGCATAGCTATTTTCAATACCGAAGGTACAGCCATACTGATGGGTAAGAGGCGAGATTCTGGTAAATACACCACTCCTGGTGGACATCTGGAAGAGAATGAATCGCCAGAAGGTGGTGCGCGTAGAGAAGCCAAGGAAGAGGCTGGAATTGACGCGCATGACCTTACAAGACTTGGTGAAGGTACATCGGGCAAGTACCGTATCCACTCCTATCGCACTGTCACTGACCAAACCCCAACCAGTGAAAACGACCCAGACAATGAGGTCGAGACATGGGAGTGGATTGATATCTCTAATGGACTTCCAGACAAGGTGGCTAGCAACTTACACGCACCTAAAAACATCACCTTGCGGCTACTTGGTCTTCAGAAAGAAACCATCGAGAAGTTTGAGCCTGCTTTTCTAGCGTCCTTTATTCAGCACATGGATAAGGCTGAATGGTGTGGGAAGTCGAACATCAAAGCAAAGGTGCGTATTGATCCATACTATCCAGGTACGATGTATATCGAGTGGCATGACCAAGATGGGTTTATCGGTCACTCACCTAACACACCTGTGGTTTTGGATATTGTCAAGTCTCTAACTGAGGAGTTTGAAAATCCTGTTTTGACTGATTCTAAGCCACAACCATTGCTGGTGAAAAACGAGATTGATGATTTAATGAATCATCCCAATCCACACGAACGCTCAATGGCTTTGAAACTGGATGGTGTATCTCCACAACAGATTGCTAAGGGTCTATACAGTGAAGACCCCACACTTCAGCAAGCCGCCCTGCATCACAATGATATGAAGGGCGACCTGTTAATGCTGTTGATGCGTATTAAGAATCGACATGCACTTCAGCTAGACGCACTAAGCAGAGATGATATTGGACCAGACCATCTATCAGCTCTATACGATACGGTAAGCCATAATCCAGGCGATGTGCAGGACCGCGCGGTATTTCAAGCAATCGCCTCACACCCACAACTTAACAGATCCCTGCTGAGAGATATGTGGTCCAATCCTTCGTGTGAAGACATTAGACATCTGGTAGTGCGGCATCCAGTCTGCCCACCCGATATTTTAGATGGTGTAGTAAGCGCAGCCCTATCGTCAGCAACGCCCCTGCAAGGCTCTATGGCGGTGGACGCTTTGAAGCATGGGGCAGTGTCGCCACAATCACTCCGCGCCGCTCTACAGAGCAACCAGATTGGTCTGAGACTAGCTGCATCATCCAACCCGGACCTGCCGCCAGATCTGATTGACGATATTCTAGCCCATGGCCAAACTGCCAGTGCTGACCCTGACTCTGACGCACAAGTACGCCGCAACGCGCTTACGGGCTATAACGTCACTGCCAAGCATCTAGACAATGCTTTGAGAGACATACACCCAGATGTCAGAGCTGCTGTCTTTGAGTCACCATCACCCGATCTTAACTCATCTTACGTAGACAATGCCATTGCTAGTGCAGACCTGGATTTGATTGCTAGAGCTATCAAGTCACGAGTAGCCACACCAGAACAGAACCAAGCGTATATGGCAATGTCTGGTAAGACGGATGTGCAGAAATCTGAGACACTAGCCAAAAGTGTGGACCCCGGACATTTCAAGTCCATTGTGCGCGCTACTGACACTGCTGGACGAGATGTAGTAGACCACAAAGGACAGATGGATGCACACCCATCATCTATTCAACATTTTGTAGACAACTACCACACCAATATTGTGAATGCACCAGGAGTAGTGAAGCCTCACAAAGCTAAAGAAACCTCAAGGGATATGGGTATTTCTAGGAAGTTGGTGTATGGTACTGAGCCAATCGCTGGTGAGCCTAACAATACCAGATATATGGTTAAACCATACCATGAAAAACTCCTAGAGAGGAATATTAGATACCAGAAACACCCCATTCAGGGATGGGCTGAAATGGCCAACCAAGCACTCTACCATGCTGGTGGTATAGGCCATCTACATCAAAAGGTGCATGTTCAAGAGCATAATATGGGGCCGGGATTCGAGAATGAACCATCCCTAGTTATTAAGATGGACCATGGTTTTAAGCCTGTAATGATGTTAAATCAGGAAAAACAAAGACCAACCACTGATCAATCAAGAGCTGATGTCCGTAAGATAGCTATCATGGATTTTTTAACCAACAACCATGATCGGCATGGCGGAAACTTGATGTATAACGATCAAGGACAAATCCTTGCCATTGACCATCCCCGATCCTTCCAGTATCACAGAGCTAAACGCCACAGCAGGTCGTCAGATACTGAAGTAGCACAAGATCGACACAAAGAAGACAACTTCTCGAATTACCATTTTGATACAGCCATCAGCACTGTTGATCCATATAGCGTCGGTCGCAGTACAGCGACTAATTCACCACACCCATCGGGTCCTGACGAAAAAATGAAGCTAATGGACAACTATCGTCCAGCATTTGAGTGGTGGGGAGAAAACGGCTCTAAGGTTAGAGCAGAGATGGATAACCAATTAAGGCATATTAAGAATGAACGTATCAGAGAGCATATCCGCACTAATTTTCATCAACGCGCAGATATGCTTGATGATATTGGTAAATTTGGTGTAGAGAACTTTGGGGATAGATGGTATCACGATTCACTGAACCCAGAAATCGTCAAACCGCCGACAGCCCCTGCTTTACCCAGAGTGACGTATCGTGCTCTACATACACGCATTGAGGGTATGCAGGCTAAGGGGCATGATATCAATTATGAGGAATATGGTGGTAAGTATAGGATTACCAATAGAAATCAAAGTAGTAACCTCACTAACCATCAAACTCCAAGACAACTTATGCAGTGGCTGGATCGCTATGAACAGGAAAACAAGAAATGAAAATAATCCTACATAATGTGTATCTCGATACATCCACCCCGATAGAGGGTACATCGGAGGATATCCGCAATCAACTAATGATTGAAATGCCATGGCTATCGCAATATGGTAGCGAAACAACATTGATTGATTTGCTACATATAGTTTCAGCACAGCAGATGTTTGATCTTCATATTGAAGAGGATGACGGCCTATTGTCTGATGTAGAGCCTGAATTGATAAAGAATGAGATATTAGACAAAGACAAGGCTTTTGAAGCAGTGCGATTCATGACTAATGGCAAGCCCATCAGTAATGATGAAATGCGCGCATTCTTATGGGATGAGGATGGTGATAGTAAGAAGGCCGCACTGCAAGCATACAAACAGCCCGTTTCGGACGAAAATGTCAAGGCGGTGGCTGCATGGATCAATATTTCTAATAGAGTGCCAGAGGCATCAGTCAAACAAGAAGTAGAGCCAATATCTGCTCTATCAGTAGTACCGGAGGGTAAGGATTCCGCAGAGGCCTTAACCAGGGCCTTTAATGACAATAAGGTCTTTACAGCGTCCTTTCATGGCAAGCACTCGACTGGCGCTATGGTTGGTACCGATCCAGAAACACAAACCACATTCTTTCTTAAGCCAGACGACAGCTCGGGACAGGCACAAAAAGAAGCCGCCTTTTACTATGTGGCAGAGGAATTAGCTCTAGGTCAATACATACCAAAGGCTGATTGGCTCCAGATTGGTGTCAATAAAATGGCAGCTATCAAAATGCTTAACAATACTTTCCATCTGCTGGAAGATGAAGAGGAAAGCAACCCAGGACTATCAAGACTTGCCCTAAAGCCATACCTGGATAGTGGGGCACTACATCGTTGGGCTGTTCTTGATTGGATACTAGCTAATCCTGATAGACATGGCCGTAATATGATGGTGTCGCATGAAAAGAAAGTGGCACTTATCGACCATGGGGCGACTTTCAGAGAAGGTTTTGATCCAGCACGAGATAAGTATTCATTCGTCCCGTTCTATCTACGTGCATGGGCGTTGTCTAAGTTCAATAACCTATCCTTAGAGGATAAGGCCAAGATAATGCCACGCACTAACCAGATGGCAATCACCGAGATATACCAATGGATTAATCAGATAGATACAGACAAAGTATCTAAAACTATTACCATGTATCATCTACAGCCTAATGAAGTGCTTGACCGTATCAAAACAGTCAAGCTATTGCCACTGGCAGACCTGGATTTGAGTATTAATATGTTGTGGGTTAAATAATTTTACCCATAAATCTCGTACATCTACACGACTTATGTGGTAAAGCATAAAATAGGCATTGACGTGGATGATTACGCCGATGACTACGACACTTGTGGCCGCACTGACATATCACATCGCACAGATGTGCTGTGATACCGTGTGTGCTACATTTCCGAGCTTCTGGTACATAACGCACCAGACCGTTAATGCGACCCTTCATCTATAAGAGATTAGAAGGATTCAGTTGTTATGTTAATGTAGATTTTGTAGATTACATCAAGACAGAAGCGGCTTTACGCATAACAATCTCTTTTTTATGGTATCTAATCAATTACAAGAAGTACTCCCACTAGCCCGACTATTACTTGACGTGATGAAGCTATCCAAAGCAGAGCCACGTAATGGTGATGTATCTCCATGCCATGAATGCAAGGGGAAAATTACATTCCATTCCGATTCCTTTTCCTGGAAGCATAACGACCCAAAACATGACCAAATCAAGCATGCAGCGGCCCCAAAACCTAAAGGGTGGTATACGCCATATCAATCTGTCAAGGGCATTTATAACAGACCGTAGGATTGCAAAATGAACCTAGAAAAAAAGCATATCTCCACCAAACAGCGAATCGGACATCTGGATGATGCCGACGTTTTTCATATAGCTACCAGCGGTGGACTACACATGGTAGTCGCCGTCCAGAAAGACAAGGGCACTTATCGCACTCTTGGAGCTGGTCCTCATATTGGTATTGCACGTTTCTTGGCTGAAAAGGCTGAACCCAATATGGTGGTGGATAAGCTACTTAAATCAGACTCGCTGTCAATCCATGAGATGGCCGAATACCTACCAGACGCTAGAGTGCTTACCAGGAAATTGCAAGGGGAGTATCCAGGACAATGGCAGACCCTGTTTGGCAAATAGACTTACCTGAGAAAGAAGTGCGATTTGATGTAGCGGCATTTGATGCTGCTATCAAAAATCATGGTGTCCAATTCAAACATTGGAGAGCCATGAAATGCCCTGTTGGCCTAGTAGATCCAAAGGATATTCGTAGACCTCACCCAGACCACTCTGGATGCTCTAACGGCTATCTCTACACTATGGCAGGCCGCATCACCTGTCTTTTCACTGGTAACTCTATGTCGTCTCGATCGGATGACCCAGGCTTGATTAACTCAGCCTCTGCCAGCATTACTGTTCCAAGACATTATGATGAGAGCATGGAACTGGTTATGGTGGCACCATTTGACCGCCTATATCTAGATGAGGACGGTATTACAGTCCCGTTTTGGCAACTTGCCGAAGTTGGTATGTCCGGCACTGATAAGCTGAATTTTCCAGTTAGCAAAGTTATCGACCTGATTGATGCAGACATGGAAAGGTATGCAGAGGGTGTAGACTTTTCTGTTGTGGATGGTCGTATACGCTGGGGCTCTAGGCAGCCTAGATTCATTGCAGATGAAAACCGTGGCACAGTATACAGTATTCGTTACACATACCATCCTTATTGGTATATTGTCCATCTGCCACATGAAATCCGCGTAGGCTCCTCAGAAGAGGACTATTTGAATGGCACTAAGCAAGTTACCAAGATGCCGCAGTTTGCAGTGATTCAGAGAGAGTTTTTCTTTGAAAATCAAGATAACGATGAATTGGCTGTAGCAAACTCAAACAAAGCTAGACAGGTAAGACCGCCCAAAGAAACACTAGACTTCGGTTCACGCTAGCATTTCAATATGCACACCAGCTAATCTAGCCGCATTAGCCACACGCTCATCTGGTCTATAGATATCCTTAAACACCACCTTCTTAATTCCCGCAGAGATCAATTGTCTGAAACAAGGCCAGCACGGATATGTAGTAATATAGGCTGAAGCACCATTAATGGACACGCCATATTTAGCTGCATGTGAAATAGCATTAGTTTCAGCATGATTGGCTCGTACACAATGACCCTCAACCAAATCACACCCAAGATCAATGCAATGTGGTAGGTGAGCTGGGGCGCCATTATAACCGCTTCCCAGGATTCGATGATCAACACTTACAATCAGACAGCCAACAGAACGTCTTGGACAGCTTGCTCTACTGGATACCACTACTGCCATATCTATAAAATACTTATTCCATTCTGGTCGCATGAAATTTCCTTTCGAGCATAGAAGACGTTTTAACCACCACCCACCAGCATATAGCCATTGCGGTTGGTATAATCACCAACCATACAATAGATGGCATAGCTATCATAATATCAATCATTGAAATAAGTATAGCACAGAAAGTCAATCTATTGTTTATCATGAATGTATTTTTAGAGGCTTTGCTGGGTAAACATTGTTCAGAAGCGCTAGAGAGTGTGGTTAGGAAACATTCCCAGCTTGGTGCTGTGTTACTGCCAAGAGCTATTCTGTCATGGATCGGTGCAGTAGGTGAAAGGTATGAAGGCTTGGTACCCGGCACCAAGAATATGATTAAGTTTGAAAGGACTAATGGTCTATATACGGGCTCAGCCACTCTAAATGGCAAGGTGTTGGAGTATAGCCAGAAGTCGGCGATGGAGATTGGTGCATACGTCTCGATCAGTCTAGGAGCTGAAATTCCTGACGTGATGGCTAAATCAGAAGATATCGTCAAGCTAGGCAAATCGCTTGATCAGATGATTGGTACAGTAATCAAGAATGAGAATCGTGCGGCAGTGCGTAGTGTCATGCAAAAGTCCCCTCTCCACAAACTGCAGATCGGTAAGGCAGAACCCAAGGGCACCACTGCCAAGCCAACAAACGCTAACCCACCCGCAAACGCCACGAACGCAATGGCACCAGTAGCCCCTAAGAGTGTAGCTACCCAAACACCAAAGAAAGGTGCTATTCCAGGTAAGACTGTTAAGGTAACAAAGAGTCAGTCTATGCAGGAATGTAAGCTATGTAAGACTACCCGATTTAAGGCTGGTAAGTTTGTGGGGTGCTTCTGCTACTCTGAACTAGCTAAGCATGCAACCACAACCCCTACGACAGACGGATTTATCTTGACAGCACCCAAAGACACGGAAGCGTTAATGATGCTTGCTTTGGAGCTAAGATAATGCTTACCCAATGGAGAGGCAAGGATATACTAGACCCGAAACATGCGGAACACCTAGACCGCCATGCTGCTGAGCTTGAATTTGGGCAGAACATGCCACGCCAGGACGCCGAAGAGAAGGCATACAAATCGTACAGGGTCAAGAACTATATTGAAGCTGCAGCACATCACTGGAAGGCTTTTACTGCAGCATCAGCAGTTGCAGACCCATCATCCAAAGAACACAAGATGATGTATGATGTTTATATGAGGGCTCTAGGACATAACCCGGCAGGACCTGTTCCACCAGAAGTCAAGCAAGTAATACCGGATATTAATCAGAAAAGGGTGAAATTTATGGCACATGCAGCCGACCAACTACCACTGCTCCGCAGCGAACTTAATCAAATTCTACCACTAGCCAAGCTATTGGTTGATGTTGTAAAGCTATCTAAAGGTCAAGACAAATCAGCACCCATTGCTGTGGGTGCCAAAGTACGCCTAACTCCCAATTTCCTGGCTTCTACTGGCCAAGCTAAGGGCGCTGATGGAAGCAAAACCTGGACTGTTCAACAGTGCGACTGTGATATGTGTGGCAGGGCGGGGCACGTCGCAGTAAGTGAACGCCGCGATAGCCCACAACAGATGGCTGGATACCAGGGTGATTCTGAATATCAGGAGTACGTAAAGAAGCATCCATATCGACATATCAATGTGAAGAATTTGAAGAGAGTCTAACCAGTACTACCAAATCCCCCAGCGCCCCTTACCGACTCCTCTAGTTCAGTCTCAACAAACATAGCTCGTGGTACCATAGCTACCACCATTTGTGCAATTCTATCACCAGGATTGATAATGGCTGGTGTATCGCCCAGGTTAACGAGCAATACTTTGATTTCTCCCCGATAATCACTATCAATAGTGCCAGGAGAGTTAAGGACAGTAATACCATACTTGTTAGCTAGACCACTACGCGGTCGAATCTGGATTTCGTATCCAGGTGGAATCTCTACTGACAGACCTGTTTCTAGCAGAAATCGGTCCATAGGATCTAGCATTGCAACGGCATGGCGGTTTTCTGGTGCAAACACTAGATCGGCACCAGCAGAACCAGCGGTCTGGTACTGAGGGATTTGAGCATTATCACGCAGTTTCTTGATCTTAATTGGGGTATCCATTCTTACTCTCCTACATCCTCTTTCAGCCTGGGTTTATTAGGACCAAAATCTGCATACTCTTTAGGAATAACTGACGCAGGGGCATCAATCATATATTCCGTCTCAATAATAGTGATGGCATTCCAAATGACAGCGATCAGGTGGTCCTCATCATTCCAGCCCTGAGCCCATTTCATTGCGTGCCGCATCATAGATGAAAATGTCCGGCTTAGTGGAAAACCTTTCCTCCAATTATTGGCACCGTACTTCTTAGCACCACGCCCGTACAAACTAGCCAGCCGAATCAGCCAGCTTACAGGTACCAGCTTCAGCCCTTCTAAAGCGTCTGGATCTGCGTTCTCCATTGCTTGAGACAGCTTTTCGATCCACTCCCATGGCAGTAGGTCAGGGCGACCCTTGCCAGCCTCTGAATCGCGTTTAGCGCCCGTGGCCGTCTTATCCTTACTTCCAGAATCCTTTGTCTCAAACTTTGGTGTCTGCATCGTCGGTCCTCCTGCTATTAAATACCGCGAGAAAGCAATCTTCAATTTATGCAACTTTATATTTCATGGTCAAACGACCAAATTCCTAAGAAGCTGACTGGTATGGCTATGCGTGAAGATACCGAAGGTTTGAACAACGCTAGTCAATCCATGGAGACTGCTAAGAATACCTGGAAGGCTTGGCTGGAAGCTGTAGGGGGTCGCATTACCATTATTGACAGTATGGGTGGTAGAGCAACACTACCAGCTAATCATCTACACGAACTAATAGAGCGTGTAGAAGCATACCAGCAAGTTATTAGTACACCTATGTCTGTTGGTGTAGGTAGTTCATTGGCTGATGCAGAAATTGCATGCAGGACTGCAGAGGGTCGTGGTGGTGGCCGAGTACTGATCTATTCTCCATCCATGAAAAATGAGCTAAAGGAGCTTGACAAATCAGAACCATCCCCATCGCCCACTTTTGAAAGTGCTCTACACGAGTATGCACAGAAACAAGATATGGTGGATGCCGAGCAAACTGAAAGAGTTATTCAGGAATCCAATCAGCTCAAACAGAAGATAGCCCAAGTCCTTCAGGCTATGAGAATGAAGGCTCCAGAGTTAGAGCAGCTTAGAGAGAAGTCACCAGAGGTATATCAAATCCTTATTGGTTTGACCCAAAACGTCATTGATATGGCTCGTAGCTTATCGCCCGAAGTCAATAAGCCTGATCTAGCCAAGTCAGAAGACCTGTCCAAAATGGCATTGGCTGATAATAAGACTGGTCAAGTGGTTGTCCCGAAGAAGTTTGAGGAGCAATATCCGCATTTATCAGAATTAGCCAATGATGGTTCCCCAAGCGCAAATATTCAACACTTTCAACTTCCAGATAATCACACTGCTGAAGTGAAAATACATGATGAAAGTACTAGTCATGTTGCTACCGCCCTGGTTCGTCATAGAGTGAAAGGAAACGTGTTCACCCAAAAGTATTTTAAGGACAGTAAGGGTAATATCATGGATAGTGATAATACCACCAGCAGTCCATTGCATACAGCCGTACATGGCATAGTGGAGTCGTTGACTGGCATGAAGACGGAAGATCTAAATCGTGCCAGTTACAACTACTCACATCTACTGCCAGATAAATCATATACTCTTTTACTAAATCATCAATCTAATTCATTTTCTAAATTATCACCTATTAAGATACAAGCGCATATTCTTCGCAATGGTGAGCATGTCGGCTTTTGTGCCGGATTCCTCACTAATGGTTCTTTGCATATTGGACATTCCAAGTTAAATCCCAATCATCGAGGACAAGGGCTCGGTAAAGCATTGTATGAAGCATTAATGACACATGCTTTTCATAATGGATACAAGAATGTTGAAGGCGATGTACATTCTTCTATGGCGTCGTCAGTACACAAAAGACTAGCTGAGCAACATGGGATGAATTACAAGCCCAAGGTAAATCCAAATGGCGAGTCCGTTCCTGGTCCATACGATGAAAGGTTTGGCCCATACAGCTATGCCCTTAAATCAGAGCCACTAGCAAAGATGGCTTTGGCAGACAATACACCGGGCAAACCGATTGAGCCCAAACCACTACCAGATTCTAGTGATGGTGGTAAAAACTATCAGTTACCTACCGGCCACACTGTGAGTATTGCACCCAAAAGTAGTGGTAGTAAATTTGTTAACGCCCTAGTGCATGCTCCAGGACAAAGCCCCACAGACCACGAATACAACACCACCCTCAAAGACAAGAATATCTATCCACTTAAACACATTGCGTATAGCGGCGAATCGTCATCTATGGAAATGGGTCGTGATGCTCATATGAGTAATATGGGTAATGTCGTATCTGCTATGGTTGATGATTTAGTGAGTAAGCACACCGGCATTCCTCTATTGGAACAAAGTCATGCTTATGACTATTCACACCTATTGCCACCTAATGGCAAAGAGTATAAGATGATAGTCAATCATACTGGAAAAAAAGTAACCGCACATATCCTGCATAACGGTAATTATGTGGGTTTTTGTGAAGGCGGAATGGCTAACGTAGAAATGGGGCCTTATCCACATTACAAGAAAAGAGCACTAACCATTGATTATGCACGTATAGATGCCAAACACCGCCAAAAAGGTCTAGGTTCTGCTATGTATGAAGCGTTGATGACTCACGCTTATCATAATGGCTATAAAAGAGTTATTGGTAGCACTCACTCCTCTTTGGCTAGTGCTACCCATGCCGCATTGGCACGTAAGCATGGAATGAAGTACCGACCACAAAAATATCCAGGAGCTGATGAGGTTCCAACTGGTCCGTACGACAACAAGTTTCAACCATATAATTACACCTTGAAGGATGAATTGGAGCCGACAGCTAAGTCTGAGCCATTAACGAAAATGGCTTTAGCCAACAATCAGGTGGGAAAGTTAATCACGCCTACACTGACTGGTACAGCTAATGGTGGAAAACAGTATAGCTTGCCATATGGATATAGTGCTCATGTCACTGGCGATCTCAACCATAAACACATTACAGTGTCACATCCTAATTCTACGTCGTATACAGATAGCTTTGCTAATGGTCATAGATTTGCATCTACTCTGGATAACGAGGAGAACGACGATACCGTGGATGCTCCTGTTGGGGCACTAGACCCATTGGTTAGTCAGCTAGCTGGAAAGGACAATAAGAGCTACGACTATTCACACATGGCGAGTCCTGGATACAACCTAGTAGTACACGAGTCCTCGGTCCCAGGATGGATTAATCGTAAGGAAGTCGAGGCAAATGTTATTAAAGATGGCAAGCATATAGGTTTTTGTAATGGTCTTATTAATAACGGTATACTAAAGATTGCACATTCAGAGGTTCATCCAGAGCATCGCAAGATGGGCCTGGGCTCTGCCATGTATGAGTCTTTAATGACACATGCTTTCCATAGTGGAGTTAAGGTACTGTCTGGCGATAAAGCAGTAGATAAACCAGAAGGACCGTATGATGAGAAGTTTGGTGGGTATGGCTACACCTTAAAGGATGAGTTATCCCCTAATGCCAAAGATCCAGAATTGATAAAGAAGCTAAAAGCAGCATACGCAAGCCATTTAGAGAAGGCTGGCTTACCCATGCCACATGCACCAAAGAAACCACGTATTAAGCTGCCAGTAGGCACTGTAATTGAGTCTTCTGGTCGATTTAAGGTGTTGACGCCTACTGGTGAGAGATGGAAAGAGGGTAGGACCGGTTTAATTATGTCTAAGCAACCAGAAACAGCGGCTGCTGACTATGGACATCCCACCAGCTCGCTTCGGCCATCCGATTAGCAAGTATGACCATTAGGTGATTCATGTTCTTTGTTAACCTAGATTTAACTCCGCTAGATAAGATGCTAAGTCTGCCTGACGCTATCAAGAGCGAAATTGAAAAGACTGGGCAGCAGCTTACTATCATGACGCATGCCCGAATAGTAGAACAGGCTGCCCAAAAACTACACTCCAGAAGAGAGATGTATATTGAGGCGTTGCATCACTCCCAGGTCAATGAACACACATTTCTTATCACACTAGATGGTGAAGCTAGATGGATTGAGGAAGGTGTATCAGAGCACAATATGCTGCTAGATCTTTTAGCATCACCTAAAGCCAAAACAGCTAAGGATGGTTCTAAGTATCTTGCTATACCGTTTAAGCATAATGTAGGACCAAGTGTGGCTACACCAGCACAAGCCAATATTGTGGCCACTATCAAGCAGGAACTAAAGAAGTCGCGTATACCGTTTGGAAAAATAGAGAAGGATAAGGAAACTGGACAGCCCAAACTCGGCATGCTCCATTCCATTAACTTTCCATCACCATTACAGAACTTTCCAATCTTGAAAGGTGCCAAGATATATCAGCACAAGGTCAAGGATAAAAAAGGTAATGACCATGTGCAAAGATCTATTATGACATTTCGTATAGCTTCATCTAAGCATGTAGAGTCTGCTGATAAATGGGACCATCCAGGTACTGCCCCTATGAACTTTATGAATGAGGCTTCTGATTGGGCGCAACAACAGTGGGATAACCTCATTGCTCCGTCACTTGTAAAATATATAGAGGCTAGACTTTAATCTCTTCTGTATGGTCGAAACAAAAGCTCTTGGTATTTTCCAGTCGGACATCATCATTAGAACCGCTATTATGGCAGGTCTACACGAAATGAGGTTGAAGCCTTATTTGCTTGACTTTTGCTTTGCTAGTCTTGCCAAAGACGACCTTACCAAAAATCGTTATGGTGAAAAGGAAATTGCTGAAGCCAAGCGCTGGTTTCTGTCAACTGATGTCGCAGTGGTAATTAATCGGAGACTCGGTGAGGTCCAATTCCCCTGTATCACTATTGCCATTATGAAGTCCAGTGAAAGCAATAACACGCTAGCAGATGTTAACTATGAAAAGAGAGAGGCGTCACAGTTAACTGGATGGAACAATATCTCTGATTCATTCAATCCACTTTCTTACAACCGATCAACAGGTATTATGGTAATTCCAGAAGCGATATCCAAGCAGCTTCTGTTAACCGCTGGCCAAATACTGGTCACTCGCAATGGTAATCAGTACAAGATACTAGAAGTTATATCACGTAGCAAAGACAATCCTAACACCATCGTTTTAGACACCAACATTAACGATGAGTTTAATGGGTCAGTGTTTAGAGGAGCATTTCCACCAAAGCTATTGATGTTTGGTAATGCTCGGTTCCAGGAGACTTACGCAATAGGTACCCATGTCCAGTCAGAAGCTATACATCTCACATACCTACATTCCATTCTAACTTTCGTGCTGCTCAGAAACCGTAAAGCATTAATAGAAGGCCGAGGCTTTGAGGTTACAGCATTAGACTCTGGTGACTTTGGCTTAGCTCGATACTTTGAAGGTGTGGAAGCACAACCCATTTTTACCCGATTCATTTCTATCAGCGGTGCCATACTCCAGTGGTGGGTGGAGTCTGAGGATGACAGAATCAATAACACGCTAGCTCGCCCTAAAGTAATTGGTGGTGGTAAGTTCTTAAGTCAGCCAGACAATGATGCACCTATTGTTGGTGATGAGGATGATGACATAGATATATATGGACTACCGCAACCACCATAAACCGAATTAATCTTGTGTTTATGGATTACACAAACATCGAAAAGCAACTTTCAAGACTTGAGAAGAGTTTGACTAATATTCTCAAGTCCGAAGACCTGATTAATCTGAATAACGCAAATGATTCCGATAAGAATCGTTATAAAAATATCGGTGGACAAGGGCTGAAAAGTATGCCCAAGGCTGGGAAGTCTGTAGATAACGGCGATGGTTCTGGTGGTGGAAAGCCTAAGCTCGGCAAGGACGAGATGGCACTTACCGAAACCTGCTCTGGTTGCAAAGGAAAGTCAAGTTCTCTTTGCAAGATGTGTAAGGGTACGGGCAAGCCTGTTAAGAAGAGTGTAGGCTCATTCGTAACCGGTCTGGGTATCGGTATGATGCAGCAGCCCATTGCCGCACTACCACAAGAGCATAAAGAAGTAAAGCCACTAGAGCAACAGAAGCAACCAGACAAAACCACAAAGGCTGAAGTGCCTGCAGCTAAGCCACCGGGCGCTGGTGGTTCACCCAAGCTCTCTGCCAAGTCTAAGGTGCTTACCGCTAAGCCACCTAAAGCAGCATCCACCTCTACTACTTCCCGTGTCAGTGTATCAACTTCGGTAATGAAGAATGAAACCGAGAAACAGTTTGAAGCACTCCGCATTAAGCATATGCCCGCTTCGATGTCCAAGGCTGAATTGCTTAGTGGTGCTGCACATCACCTTAATGGTCTAAACAAGTCTATTAGCTACAAGGATGAGGTTTCAGCCAGTCAGCACGCAAACATGCTTATTATGTATGAGCGTCTAATGGGCAATAACGCATCCTGGACCGGTCCTAGCGCTGAGACTGAGAAGAAAGCAGAGAAGCTGGTTAAGTTTGAGTTTACTGGTTATAAGGGTTATTCCAAAGATGCACCTGTAGAGGAACTATTCAAGGCCCTACTCGGTCTACTGCCAAAGAATACCGAACTGCCAGCCAACGCACCAAATAAAACACTTCCGGGCGTTAAGGGTCCAGCGGGCAATTTTCGTTCAATTCCGATCAGCTCCAGTGTGAAGCCTGCACAGAGCCTTGACTTCAATCGTCCCAATGGGGTGCCTGCGTCTACTACGCAAAGCTCAGTAAAGCCCGCTGATGGTCCTACTGGCGCTAATCCACTTATCCCTAAACCACAAGCTGCCGGATCTGTATTGGCACGTATCCGTAGTGGGATTTTTGGATCTAGGACTTCCGCTGTGGCTCCACCCGTTAAAACAAAGTAATAATCTTCATTAGAAAGGTAATGGTAACAAATGGCACAGGCATATCAAACCCCGCAGGGGACTCTCATTGTACCAGGAGCGTACCCGAATATTGAAGTTGAGGCTTCCGCTAGCGGACTACCCGTAAGCGGCGTCATGGTATTGATGGGCGAGTCCGATGCAGGCCCTGCATATAGTCAAGAGACTGCACTATCACAGAATTGGTTTAGCCCCACCCAGGATGGTGATGTACGAGCTAAATATGGTACGGGACGACTGGTTGACGCTTTTGTGGCGGCAGTCACTCCTAGTGCTGATGTGAAGCTGGTTGGTGCTCCGACCCGCATCTATCTGGTCAAAACCAATGTCAGCGACAAGGCTTCTAAGGTCATTCTGAATCTCGCTGGTGGCACGTATCACACTCTTGCCGATCGTAACTATGGCGAGAATGGGAATCTGTATTCCTTTACCATCGCTCAGAAGACCCCAGAGATAATTCCGACCACTGGTCTGTTTACTCTGCTGGTGCCAAACAACGCAACAGATATCACGTTTAGAGCGAATGGTGGTACTGCAGTTTCTACCCAGCTAACCGCACTGGACACGCCTGATACAATCCAGGCCCAGCTAGATGCACTGAGCGGCATTGCTTGTACTGGTGGTGTAAACCGAGCCATTTTGACTGTGGCTGGTACACTAGCTTTGGCTGCAACTGGTAACTCTGTAGCCATCACCCGTAGTATTGCGTGGGCTGTTAACCCTGTTGTGGGTGACACGCTGTACATTCCTTCCGGGTCTGTTATCCAGGGCGCAACCAACAAGAACCGTGGCTCATATGTCGTAACCTCAGTCACAAACACCGTGGTTGTTGCTACAAAGCTCTTGGATGACTCGGGTGGTGCTGGTGCCCTCACCGCTCCAGAAAGTGTCGCAGCGACCGCTGCGGTGGCTGTTACGGATGTGGAGGCTTATTCTCCTCTGACCGTGACTCTTGAGACTGCACTACCAATTGATGGTGCTGGCAAGAATCTTGAGGTTAACGAGCTGACTTCCAGCACTGGTCGATTTACCGATCTGTGCTACAGCCTAAACACCACGAAGGTTACTTGGATCAGCAAGTCTACTACTCCTAAGCTGTTGACCAGTGCTTCTGAGTATTCAGTCACTCTGAATGTAGCACGTTCGCTTGACAATGTGGTAGAAGCCATTACCGCTGGTGGCCAGATTGCTATGTCAATCGGCTATAAAGGAACCACCGCTACCCTGACTGTGACTGCCACGGGCCTATCAACCACCGTCACTGGTGGCGCTGGCTCAAATCTAAACCTTACCTTCTCTAAGTACCCAACCATCTCGGATCTGTGTACCTTCATCAATGCACAGCCTGGGTATACTTGCAGTGTAACTACCACACTGCTGGGCCAGAAGGCTCCTACCATGCTGGATGAGGTTTCTGCACTTGGTATTTGCAGTGACTTCGGAAATAAAACTGGTCGTCTGAAGGTTGATGCAGTTACCTTCTTCACCAATGTTCAAACTCTGTCGTCTGCTCTGCAGCTAGGCACTACGACTGCTACGAATATCCCAGCGGTTTCTGGACTCCCAGCAGTTGTGAGCGCTACTACGTATCTGAGTGGTGGTACTAAGGGTGGAACTACCGAAGCTGGTATTGAGGCAGCAATTACCGCACTAGAGAAGCTGCGAGTTAACTTCGTGGTTCCTCTGATGTCTCGTGACGCTTCTGCAGATATCGCTGATGGTGAAACGGACAGCAGCTCTACCTATACGATTGCCAATATCAACGCACTGGTACGTACCCACGTTATCAATATGTCCACTATGCGACGTAAACGGCATCGCCAAGCGTTTCTGTCGCTCCTGGATTCATTCACGAATGACCAGAATGCAGCTAATCAGCTCGCGCATGGGCGAGTATCACTCAGCTTCCTTGACTTTATCCGTCCTTCTGTGGGCCAGGGCATTGTGCAGTATCAGCCTTGGATGTCGGCAGTAATCGCTGCAGGTATGCAAGCTGCAGGCTTCTATAAGGGAATTGTGCATCGCACACCTAATCAGAATGGTGTTGTTATGCGTGATGGTAGTTATGACCCATCGGATCTGGCAGATGTAGAGAGAGCGCTGCTTGCTGGTCTACTTCCGATCAAGACGGATGATAGCGACAATTTCGTATGGGCTTCTGATCAGACCACCTACACCAAGGACGCTAATTTCTACTGGAACAGTGTTCAGGCTGTGTATGTTGGCGACCAGATTGCACTCAAGCTATCCCGCGACCTGGAAGACGCTTTGGTAGGAGAGTCGCAGGCAGACATCACCGCAGCACAGGCTCTAAACGTCCTCAAGTCGATCATGGGCGAGTGTTTACGCCTTAAGCTGACCGCCCCATCAGATGACGCACCGGGCGGCTATAAGAATGCCAGAGTCGAAATTAAGGGTACTGCGGCTATCGTGAATGTCGAGAGTAAATTAGCTGGTCTAATCTACTTTGTACCAATCAATTTGAAAATCTCTCAAGTAAGTTCATCGGCTAGTGGATAAGGAGTAACAATGCCCCCAAAAATTATGTCGGGTGCCAGAGCCAAAGTTGGCATGGTAGACCCCAATACAAAGCAAGTCCTAGTAGTCGGAATTTACGATAACTTTTCTTACGGGCTCCAGTATGATGCTACGCCAGCATTTATCCTGGGTCGGTTCACTGCTGCCTCAATCGACTATACCTCGGTTGAGCCGGTCAACTGCACTGCATCGGGTTGGCGTGTAGTTAACCATGGAGCACATATCGAAGGTCGGGTACCTAATATCAAAGATCTGCTCAATCACGAGTATATCCAGATCGGTATTGTGGATCGTCAATCGCTTGTGTCGGTCGCGACCATTCGGGATGTGCGTCCGTTGGGTTATAACTCATCTTTTGCGGCACGTCAATTAACGCAGATGTCGATGCCCTATATTGGCATTATCGTCGATGATGAGTCCACTGATAACCACGAACCAAATGATAGCACGTCCCTTCCGTAAGGAAATGTACTATATCTAGTCTAATACCTATCCCGCCCTAAGCAATCTTTACATAAACGTCTGGGAAAATGAAGATGTCCATCAGACTCAAGCTCGTCTTCCCAGAATGTAAGTTCACAATCGCCACACTGGCCATACGTCCGTGAATCCTGGTGGAAGCCTTCCATTACTGGAGTGGGTTGGTGTGATTCGGGCTTAGCACTCGTAAGAGTCATCAATAAAAAAGCTCCTGCAAAATGATTGAGCAGATCTTCGCATGGTTAATATTCCGGCTCACTCATATCAACCATACCATATTTTTTTACAAATTCAGCAATAATGTCTGTCAATGCCTGATACGATTGCGGCGCTGTTTGCGTCAACCTAGACAGGCCAGTACCCAAACCATTGGTAGGAAATACGACTTCACCACCAACCTTAAGATGATTTTCTACACGATCTAAATCGTTATGGAAAATCTCTAAATTCTTTATATATTCATTATCGCGAAAGTAATCGGCAGGGCTAGTTCCAGGTGACTTCTTAGTCGCCACACCACAAGCATTAGGCTCGTACCGCATTTCTGCAGCTTGCCCACCCATTCCCTGACGCTTCAAATTATCGCCAAACACATACAGGGTGTTAGGATTGGATCGCAAATCCTTGCGATAGATCATCTTCTGAAAACGGATAGGCATTATCGACTCCTGGTCTTAAAGAGGGCAACTAGTAAGATAATAGCAGTTAGTGCATCTAGTATCGAAATAATGCAATCGGTAGTATTACTAGGCATTGGTCTTTCCTGATATCACCCAGACATGTAAGACTAGACATAAACCAGTGGTCGCCACATTTGATGCAATTTTCTTGCGACTCACTCCATTGATGCTCGACCGCACCAGTCTTGAGATCAATGGTACGCAACCATTCGGCAAAACCTTAATTTCCAAGTCAGTCTCGCCTTCAGCCTCGCGACTCTTGATTAATGAGAGAACATCATTGACTAATCGGTCAATTTTCGATTCGCTGCTCTCATAAGCAAGCTCCAGACAATTCGGTTTCCACGCCCATTCCATGCCGTCCGCATCTTCCATAAGGATGGAAGTGCTTGTAACGTCGATATTTTCAAGCGAGGAAATATCGCATCCTTTGGCATCTAGTATTCACCCACCATACCTACAATGCTAGCCATTACATCAGCTTTCCATGCAGGATTACCAATTACTCGAACTTTGTCGCCAAGTCTAAACATAAAATCACCGCCTTTGATAACTCATCCTACCTGCCACCATGATAATAGTCAATAACTTTGTTATCAATTATATCGGGCACTTACCTTAAAAGTCCACGCTTAGCAAAAAACCTTCTTTTTTTCTTGACAGGGTTTGCCGCCACATCCTGAACAATCGTCCTTTCAACCAAAGAGTGAGCAATTTCTGATAGAAGTTGCCGATACACCTGTCTTGAATGAACCACCCGGACACAAAGCATGGCGTGTTCACCATCACCCTCGATGTATACAGCCGCCTCCTGCGGCACGGAAGCCTTTTCAAACAAGGCTTTCACTTTTCCTAAATTTTTACGTTGACGTTTCTGGATCGTTGGTGCTACTATAGATTCCATAATTCAGTCATAGCGGAGCCAAATCAGATGAAGTTCTATCGAGGCGACAAAGTGAAAGATAAGGATGGTGTATACCTAGTCACTACGTCCTATAAGGACAGTGATAGGGTTTGGATTGAGAGCGTCACTCCGACCATTAGAAGAAATAAGCCATTCAGAGTGAATAATTGTGTGGACGCTAGTACGTTAACCTTGGTGTCTGCTGGTTCAGTCCGCAAGATTATGGAGCGCAAGTAATGACCGACCCACATTTTAATGAGATTTACTTCAGTACTGATGTTGAGACTAACGGTCCAATTCCAGGCCTATTCTCGATGCTTAGTCTGGGATCGGCAGCGTATCGGCTGAATAGTAATAACACCTTCGTATTACTCTCAACTTTCAGCGTCAACTTAGAGACATTATCCGATGCCACTGAATGCCCCGATACTATGGAATTTTGGGCTAAGCATCCAGACGCCTACACAGCTACTAGGCAAAACACAGAAGCGCCTGTTGCTGGTATGCGTAACTTTGCTGCCTGGATCGAGAAAGTAGTCTCTACACAACAGAGCGCCACTGACCGCAAAATTCGGCCTGTCTTTGTTGGGTATCCCGCAGGATTCGATTTCATGTGGGCCTACTGGTACCTAATTCGTTTCTTTAAGTACAGCCCACTTGGCTTCAGCGCACTAGACTCAAAGACCTACGCCGCTGCTGTACTGAAGACACCATATCACCGTGTAGGTAAAAGAGAGATGCCACCACGGTGGTTCTCTGCTGAGCGTCCACACACTCATGTCGGCATTGATGACGCTATTGAACAGGGCGAGATGTTCATGCGTATGTTGATCGAGCATCTAGATCTAAACCATTCGATAAGGTAAACCAATGAAAGCTAAAATTGCCGCTGTATGTACTCCGCTTCTGTTCTGCTTGCTGTGCCCTGCACACTTGAGCCTGATTGCATCCATCCTGGGTGTTGGTGCTGTGGCTAGCCATGACCACAAGGAAAACTTGCCTCTGTATCTCGGGCTAGGTGTTCTTACTTCTGCAGTAATCCTGGTGGCTGATCGCTATTGGCATAGCCGAAACCACAAACACTGTAACCACAAGCACTAATATGTCTGGACTAGATAGATCACACGCCAGCGAGGCATTAAAACTCGGCTGGCCCCGTCGCCTTTTACTTGACATCCACTCAGCTCTTATCGAGCACAACCTAGATTCATTTAGTGTAAGTGATATCGGTATCTATACTGGTCGCCCAGGCACCAACAGACACTTCGCGTTTTATCGGCACTACCCAATCGAAAACACACTAGCCAGTATCCGCACCTTTAATGGAATAAGCATTCAACAGCCATCACGGTCATACACCGCCTACACAGATGGTAGTGGTACCAGTCCTGATAAGCCATCAGGTATAGGTGTGGTGATTATAGAGCAGGACGTATCTGGCAATGTATTCTCTAAAACGGAAATTGCGGAATCGTGCGGTAATGGGACCAATAACCATGCCGAGCTATCAGCGGTAATGAGAGTGTTTTATGCCATCCCATGTTTGTCTGCAACTATCATGATCCGACCTGACTCTATGTATGCAATCGGGTGCGCTTCTGACTTCTCGTGGAAAATCAAGTCGAATCATGAGTTAGTGGCAAGAATTAGGCATGAGATATATAAACGCAATCAATTTCCAGGACATGTGACCTTTAGCCATATCAAAGGCCATTCAGGTCATCCAGAGAATGAGCTAGCGGATAGATTAGCCAACCGGGGCAGACTCAATAAACCTCGGATGACTTAACTATACCAAGAGATTGCATGGCGCTGGTGCGTGCCCGCCGTTGTTTATTAACAATTTCCCGACGCTGCGCTTTCTTCTTATCATCTGCCACCACTGCAGATCGTCCAGCCTCTAGCACCCATCCCGGCGGATAATCTGAGTAACAGTGTTTCGGATAGCTTGATTGGGTCTGGTTTTCATTGGGATGATCTCCTATGAAAAGAATATACCAGACTTCACTGCGAAGTGTAAAGGCAGGAAATACGAGGATTTAGCGAATAGGAAAGAAGAGAAGACCGTCTGGACCAGCTTCTACACGATAGTGCTGCTCCTGCTTATCCATGTTGGCGAGTACTTCCGCTAGCCGCTTGAGCGCATCAGGAACGCCACTAGCTTTGACCATGGACAGGTCGCCCAAAGACTTCAGGACACTGATAGGTAGTTCACAATCACACGTCCCCATCAACATTGCCAACACTTCACGAGCACTCAGAAGGCTGTCAATATCCGACCAGCTATTAAGCTGCTGTGTTTTGCGTACACTACGTGGCATCCATCGAAGTGTCTTGACAATTACCGCAAATCGGTCCTGCGGAACACTACTTCTAAGGGTTAGACGTAGCATCTTAGGGTTACTAGCAAGTACAAGCAATCGCTCTACAATACTACGGATTTTTTGATTTTTAGTCATGGTTGTCCTTTGACAGTTAAACTGCAGGAGTAGCTACAGCCTTGCGAGGCTTGCCAGGCTTACGACCAATGGTGCCGTCATTCACTAGGGCGTTGCCGAGCTGGATAATCTTCAGATATACATCATCATTCATAGTACTGGCTGCATTCAAATCATTGATAAGATTGACAATCTTCTCTGGAATCTCCTCATTCGAGACACCAAGACAAAGCGCTAATACGTTACGGGACGATACACCATTCATCTTGCGAGGCTGGACAAGGCGCGGGACGGGCTTAGCGACCGGAGCGGCCACACCTTGTAGTGCAGCACGCTTAGCATCGCTCTCGATGTCGTCTTTAGCGTACAGCTCTGCCTGCTTCTGGGCAAGCTCGGTAATCTTGCCAAAAACATTGATGGCTTTGCCATTGACAAAAGCGATGTCACTTGCAATCACACCAGGAATAGGTCCAGATACAATCTTGTGAGCGCTATCTAGCAGAGACACGGCAAACTCGGTGCATGCACGACTAAAATACGTTTGGATCGACAGCTTCTTCATAGACAATCTCCTTGAGTGGTTTGAGGAACAGTAACTATTACTATATAGCATTAAATATTTTGAGACGCAACAAGAAAGGTGACGCATGGGCTTTCCAAATAGCTTCCTAAATGAATCAAAACCGGTAACGATAAGCATTACAGACCTTTACGGCGACACGCTGTCTGCAGAGTTTACTTTCAAGATCAAGCTCAGTGCAGAAGATGTGTTCCGCCAAGACAAGCTACTCAGAGAGTACCTGTCTGGCGACCCCAAGAACGCCAGCGAGAACACCTATGCGGTGGCTTTCATGCTGGCAGCCATCAACACCCGTATCGTGTCCTCCCCGCCCCTGTGGACAAGCCTGATGAGCGGTCCCAAGCCGTCCGTAGCCTTTATCCAGGCGGTCTACCCCGAAGCTATCAAGCCAGAACAGGACTTGATTGATGCAGTGGCCAAGAAAGCACTAGCCAACCAAGCCAAGCTACGTGACGCAAAGCATAAGGATGAGGAACAAGATCAGGCATCATAACCATGGATATCTTCTCAGCTCATAGGATCAATGCGCTCAGCAGTGTCATGTTTCCTGGTTCCGATCCAGGATATGAGCTGAGAAGAATCTTTAGGTGGTATAGCACACACTTTTGCACACCACTACACGAAGTATCCGCACTACCCCTAGACGATGTGCTTCAAAACTACTTTGAAGCCAAGTATGAGGAACTTGAAGACCTAGAACCCGATGAAAAGGACCAGGACCAAAGACCCTTCTTGACAAGAGAAAGGGACATCCTGTCCGAAACTGAAGCAGAGCGCAAAGTCAGAGTGGCTAAGGATGAGGATGACAAGCACAAGGGGGATAAGCTACAGCGCATGGTCGAGCAAGAACAGCAAGCATTGTGGAAGGGTAAAGCATTTAGATCAGACCCGGCATCAGGAATCCAGGCCGCTGCAGAGCAGGAGCAAAAACTCCTGAATTTAGCAGGTAAGATCAATAAGATGAAAAATGCTTTGGGGGGAGAACAGAAACTGGCAGATATGGAGCAATTACCGCCAGTTATCCAGATGGAATTTGAGGATGACCCTGGTGGGTAGTTAGAAAAGCCATGAGTAGTCCGTGCGTCTTCTCAAACAATTCTTTGACTTCTGGAAAATCCTTACCATACGTAGCACAGATCGTGGCAAGCTGTTGTTGATTTCGTTTATTAATGCTGTCGATCGACATGCCATGTTCCCAAATAACACCACCGCCGTTAAGCAAATGCGTGATTTTGGGCAAAATCTTATCCATAAACTTGACAAAACGCGCTTCTGGTGTATCTAGTCGATTGTATGCCTCAATAGTCTTACTAACCCATGGCAAAGAATGATCGAAGCCCGACTTTAGCTTGCGTAGTGCTTGTTCCTCATTGTCATGCTTCTGATTTGCATCAAATGAGGACAGCGTATCAGTATCGCCTGCATACACTTCCACAAAATCATGTACAGTCGCATACTGCGCAATCAGGCCAATGTCCAGGTCTGGACGGTACTTAGACGCGAAGGAACACGCCAGCGTGGTTAGCATGAAAGTGTGGTCGGTATCGCTCTCTAGCTCACCATCTGGATGTTTGGTGATACGATTAACTTGGCCAAATTGTAGGCACAGTCGCCCCAACAGGACACATGCCGAAGCATCCTCCTTGCAGATAACCTCTTGAATAGATTTACTTAACATCTCTTTTTCCATAGCTGGTTCGCTCATTTGGTTCCCTAGTAAGAATGTGGAAGGAGTATTTCTCGTGGCGGAGAAGTAAAGGTGGTGTCTACAATACGGGACGGCCATTCACCAAAAAACTTGGATTTCCATTCACGAAAATGCTTAAGAATCATCTCTTTCTTGGAAACTGACACTGCGATTCCGTTTAGAACCTCAACACCGTCCCGAAAATAATCCCTACCGTTAGCGGCCTTTGTGGTTTTCATCCACATCTACCTCAATCAGTACATATACTTTCATCTATTCCTCCATAATGGTTGCAAAAAACAACTTCTTCATGGCATCCATAACTGGCATACCTGTATTTGGTACTAGGTCAATACGGACGGGCACAAAGGCCTGCTGTGGCCATTTTTGTACTTCCTCAATAAAATCATCTTTGTATAGCCACTCCTCACCACTCCACTTCGTCAAAAAAAGTGTGATGAGCTTGTGCTCATTCCTGGGCGCTAGAATCTTGAGGCCATCAAACTCCATAACCTCACACAAGCGTACATTGTGATACTTATTTCGGTATTCTTGTTTCTGGTCGTCGCTTAGCGAAAACCCACGCGCACCAACCGCCCCTGAAAACATACTGGGCAGGTCAATGTTCATGCTAGTCTTGCCATTCTTAGCTAGCCATTCATCAGCCCTCTCAAACTCACCAGTCTGGTAATTCACCATCATCCAAACACCATCCTTCTGGGTGTTTAGAAGAAAGCGTAGAGTAATTTCAAAGTCCCGCTCCCATCGTTCATTTTCCATGTTTACAACTCCTCTCCACTTATAGTATCAAATTCATAGCGCCTGTCAAGCAATCTTCCATTTATGGGTACACCGCAAGACAAGGAACTAAAATTTACACTCGGCATGGATGAAGCTAGCGTCCGTAAGGGTGTGAACCTGCTACGTGAACTAGCCAGAGAAGCACAGAAAACCACACAAGACCTGAATCGTGTGTTGGGTGGCACCAATGGTCGTGCTGGTGCCCAGATGAGTGGTCAGTCAGCAACCAAGTTCAACCCAGCTAATGAAGCCATCAAAAGCGGCTCCATGGCTGGTGCTGGTGGAATGCTAACAAAACAGATCCTGGAAAACAAGCAGTTATTTCAGACCATAGCTTCTTCGTCCAAGGATGCGCTACGTGTAATGTCGGGTGCTCTAAAGGATGAGGTAGGCAAACAGCAGCAGGACATACGTAGGTTAAAGAAGGATATCGAAGACCTTAACCGCGAATACGCACATATGGAGAAATATAAGGGTGCGGGGCGTTTGTATGTCGGCAATCCCGAAGAAGTACGCGGGAAAATGCTTGACAAATTCGAGGAACTAGGTTCTGCACAATCCCGTGAGGGGATGCTGCAACAGAGATATGCACAGCTTAACGGCTATGGTGGTGGTAGAGGAGCTGGTGCTGGTGGCGGGGCAATGGCTGGTGCCCCTGGTTCTGGTGGCGGTGGAGTACGTGATATTGTCAACCGCCTCGGTGTATCTGACGGAATGATGAAGGCTGGCGGTGCAGCAGTCTTTGGGTACATTGTAGGTAAAACCATCGTCAACACTCTTCGATCCACCCAGGCAGAAGCACAAGCGTCCCCGCATGACTTCATAGCTCGATCTGTAAAGCAGGGCGGTGCTTATGGTAATGCAGCCATGGGCATCAGGGGTGGCGATCTAACACTGCTGCATGCAATGGGGGTGATGAGGTCTAACCAGTACTTTACCGAGGACTTTGGCAGACTTGGCGAAGGTTCCAGGGCGATGTATGGCCACGGTTTTGGTGCTTGGGCTCCAAGTGGTGGCACCACCAATCGAAATGGCGGTTTTGAGTTTAACCGTTCTAACTCCCGTATGTGGGACATTATGGGTAGGGCAGTTAAGCGTGGTGTATTTGGCCTAGACCCGTTTGGTGCAGTCAATGAAGCTGTAAGAACCAAAGACAATATCCCTGTAGAGCAAGCTGGTTCTATGTTGCAGTACGCACAGCAAATGGAGCAAGCCAATCCACTTGAATTCGCTGGTGTCCGTCACTTCCAAGAGAATGCTGGCAGTGTTATTAGTCATATGCGTGGTCTTGGTGCAGGTACCAAGGTCTTTAGAGAAAACTGGTCCACTTCTGGCAATCCCATTATGCAGGGGTTGTCAAGCATTATGGGTGGCGATCCAATTGAAAAGCGTAACTATGCAAGTCGTATTATGCGTAGCTACCAAAACAATGCAATCAGCCCTGAAGAGGTTATTGGTGGGCAACATGCTGTTGCTGGTGTAGCGGGCTATCAAGCTGGGCAACAATACCGGCATCGAGCCATTTATGGAAACCTCGGTGGCCATCTACCTAACGCCGGACTGATGGCGGGCACTGCAGCCCTAGTAGGCAACCCAGGACTCTGGGATCAGTTTACAGGCGCGATTGGTGGCAATGGGGGCATGGATAGGGGGGCAGCTTCCAGAATGGCTGGGACGCTTTCTGGTGCCCTTATGGGTGGCAATCCGATCACGTCCGGTCAGGGCATGCTTGGTGCCATGTATCAGTATGGTCGTGGTGCGAATGGTGCCCAGGACATGCTCCTACAGAACTTCATGCCGCAAGGCTTGGGTGCGATGGGCAATGTGACTGGTGGTAAGATCGACGCTTACCAGTCAGGTTCCAACCTACTCAATGCTATCCAGGCTCTACCCGGTGGTAGTGTAATGTCCCAAGAGTATCTAGCTACACTAGATCCGGCCACCATTGCCGAAGTACTAGCCACAGGTCGTGTACCAGCAGAATTGAAAGCTAGAGGTATTACTTCTGAATCAGTAGAGCAGTTCGCCAAGAAGACTTTTGCTAGAGCGTATGATCGCAATATTGGAGCCAGTCCAGAACAAGCTGGCCTAAACGATGTCCAAAAACAAGCCAAGATAGTTACTGAGCAATATGGTGGCAACTTCAAGAAGTTCCTACAAGATGCACCACAGCGCTTAGGTTTATCAGGTAAAGACGCCAAAGCATTCCAGGATCGTGCCTTTGTTAATCAGGGGGCGTTTTACCAAGATATCGGCTGGGCAAACTCTGATATGGCTGGTCAGTCACTAGCTCGTATCCAGGGTGGTCTAGGCACCAATGGCAGCTATGTTAATGGCAAGAGAGTTTCTGGACGTGGTGTAGGCGACCCAGCACAAGGCTCCGATCAGCTTAAGCAGTTAGCTAAGACATCGGAATTTGAAGGTGACAATGAGAAGTGGATCGAGCAAAGTACTGGCCATATCCAGGGTATGATCTCAGAGCGTAGGCAAAGCATGGAAAGCCTGAACCGAGTAGGTCAATCGGTTGGTATGGCAGCAGACCAAGTAGCAGCGGCACTTAACGGTCTAACCGACGCTATCCAAACTGCAGAGCGTCGTATCAGAGGTCTGCCTTCCAGTCGCCAAGCCACACCTAAACGATAATCCATTCTTTGATAAGTCTGGACCATCGGATAACACCTTCGTTTTCCAGGTCCGACAGTACTGTATCTACCTCTTGTGCGTTTAGACCAGTAAGTGCTTGCAAATCCTTCTCACTGACACCTTGTGCCCTATCGAAATTAAGACGACAAAGGATTGCTTGTCTAGTATCTCTATAAGAGAGCATTACTTAGATAACTCCATAGACTTATTGATACGATCTACACATTCTGTGTATTTCTTGTAGTTGGCATCAAATTTGAGTAATCCCAGAGCGTGAATCAAGAATTTCTCAGTTAGACATACAGGAGGTGATCCATTAAACTCCACTTTAATATAAGACCCATCCTGGTTATCGCATGGAAATGGTGATGCACTAGCCCATGTATCGTCATCAATACTAATGCCGCCGTATGTAAATTTCATCAAACACACTCCAATCTTGCTTATATGTTAGAACGTACCGGCTCGCTTGCTCCCCGATACCACTTGGTGGATGACTTTCTACTCAATCGCCCCAAGACCAATAAGGAAAGAGAGACTGCCGCTGAGGAGATAAGTGTCTCAGCGTCCTGGGTTATAGCGGTCATTCGGCTATCACGACCTGTATCACTAGACCGAAACAAGCTCCTGGCATCATCTCCTGGCGACACTGTAAGTATCTCTAAGAACCCTGCTGATGGTGTACACACTAGAGGTCCAGTACTGGTCATTACTGATGACTGCGTAGAAATGATGGTGACTTCATCCAAATCACAGCATACATCATCTTTATCAGCACAGCTACTAGGTTCTGAAAATAATTATATGTCCGCGATTCTCCCAGGAGATTGGGTGATGGCATGGATGACGCAATCACAAGATAAGTGCAAGGATATTGTCAAGAGAATTCGCAATTTAGAAAAAGTCAATAAGTTTGATGATGGTTTGAAGTTTATTGGTCGTGTCCATGATGTGCGCAGAATGCGACAGAGGGATCGAGGTGGTGGAACTACCACAGTACACTACGCCTTGTCCGCAGTAGGTTTCCAAGAATTGGATACCATGATTTTCTATGATCCACATTTGGCCGAGAGTAACAAGCTGATGGGATCTTGGTTGGCTAAATTAGGTAAGAGTATTTCACAATTACTCAATACACCATCCAATGACTTTGCTTCCACAGCAGCTATAGATATTAATGAAGTAATCCCATTCTTTGTAGACCTGATTCTAGGCGATGGTATTCCACAAAGATATGCCAATCCAGGCCAGGACTCACACCTACGAATTGTGACTGGTGGTGTTCAAGGCGATAGCGTAGAGGCACCATACGCCTATCTAGTACCAAGTGAAGTAGGGCAGTTACTTGGTAAGACTTCCAGATCCAAGACTGAGATTTTGGCTTTTGCCGACATCATGGAGCTATTGACTGGTGTACAGCGCTTTTCCGGTGTAGCAGGTACACAGCCAGGGGATGTGGCACCATGGTCTGTATTCGTTCCAGATGGCATTGCCCAGAACATAGAGGCTGTTCCAGGTGGTAATTATGTGAAGCCTCATAAGAGGACTGGCAAAGGAATGCTTGGCCAATTTGTGCCCACCATTCCAGATTTTAGCAACAAACCCTTATGGACCGTCCTTCAACAATGGCTTAACCCAACCATCAATGAGATGTATACAGCTTTGAGGGTAAATGAAATTGGCGACGTAGTACCCACAGTAGTGGTACGTCAAATGCCATTTTCCACTGAAGTGACCACGAAGAATATGGAAAAGAGCAATATTGTCTTGACTCCATACCTAGAGATACCAAGGTGGGTAATACATCCGTCATTGGTATATGAGGACCAGCTAGGCAGATCGGATGCTGCTAGATTCAACTTTATCCATATCTATGGTCAGTCATCCCCACCACCCAAGAAGAACAATAACCTGACTTATCAGCTTGTCCGCAATCCACCCATTAGGGATGATCTCGATATCCAGCGAAACGGTCTAAGACCATATATGACCATGGTGGCATGTTCACTGGAGGATTCTGCACGAGGACCACGTAAGTGGATGGAAATAGCTAGCGACTGGCTCATGGGCCAAAACATGACCATGAATGGCAGTATCGTTATGCTTGGTGTCCAGTCACCTATTATCCACGGCGATAACATAGAATGGGATGGTATTATTGGTCATATCGAATCAGTAACACATAACTGCAGTAGGTCATACCATACTGAACGCCCTACTAGCAGTTTTACAACCACTATCACTATTACACATGGAATGAGGACTGATACCGATGAAGTTTATCAAGAAGGTCGCATTGATGATGATTCTTATCTATACTCTGGAATCAATCAAAAAGATCAAAGAGATATGGACCCTGGTTTAACCAATGAAGGGTTTAGGGATAAAATCAATGATATTGATTCGGTCAAGCAGTGGTCCCAGGATATCGACGACCCGTCGATAACAACCTTTTAATTATGATATCACGCCCTACATCATATACAGGTGGTAGCCTATCCCCAGAATCAATACTACCACATTACTTAGAGCTACACACGCCTAAGAATGATGGGGCTTTTAGTGATACCACTCTAAAGGTTGGTGAAGTGGTAGAAGTGATATTGCCTTCTAGCGCCAGTAGTTTGTCTAAGCTGTTTGTAGAGTATAGAGTGCAAGCTCAGTATCTAGATCCCGAAACACGTACCGGAACCTCTAGGGAATACTCCAACTGCGTTTTAATCAATCCATTAGCTGGCCTAGCGGATCGTAGCTTTATGCAGCTACGAGCTGACAACAAAAGGGACAGTGAAGGCTTGGGTATGGGCTCTAAGGTTTTATTGCTTTGTGTGAACAGTGAGCACAACCAAGCTATTATCCTGGGTGGTCTTAGAGATGAAAAGGACAGTGGCGACCAGAATTTCCTTGACAATAACATCGTTTTCCAGTCTGAACTTAATGGTGTGATTTTATCCATAAATGCCAAGGGCGAGATCACTTTGTCTAGGACGGGGCCTACTGGTATAGATGGCAAGCACACCAATACTGAGAAAAAGTCAACACTTTCTTTTTCCTCTAATGGTTCTGTCACTGCCAATACCGACAACCAAACCATAGCCATCAATCAACCAAATAAGACTGTGGAATTGAAGGCTGATAATGGCATTAAAGTAGGTAGAGCAACAAACAAGTTCCCACTGTTTAGTGATTACCGTCGGTCAGAATCCAGCATGCACAATACCATGGTCAATATTTTGACGTTTCTGTCTACATTAAACGAAACGATGGCCACCCAGCTCAAGACCGCATCAGGACTAATAGCTGTTCCAGTAGTAGGCGGTACATTGGCAGCACCATCTTTCGCCGCTATCTCAGTACAGCTAACCGGAGTCACCCAGCTCATTAAACTTACCATACAAGCCATTAGGGTGTTTGAGAATGGAAGCTACCTCTCCTCTAATAACGAGAACGACTAAATGGACATCACCCAAATCGAGCAAGAAGCAATCAATAAGGCTAATATCATCTTAGAGCAAGCCTTGACTGATGGTGCTGGCACAATCCTTAAGATGACTGGATATGATGCCCCAATTACTTCACCTTACAAGGAGATGATTAAAAGCGCATTTTTGTCAACCGTCCTTTCGACACTACGTTCTGGTATGTTAGATGGCACCAAAAGCGGCAATATACCGATGGCGCAATCTTCAATTGGTAATGCTCAGAAATTGATAGGTAGCATCCTACTTTCTGCTGGCACTATCAGTATTATGCGTCTGGTGCTTGGTTGTGATGATCCATTAGACACATCCTATTTGGATATTAAAAGGCACTCTGATAATTTGCAAATAGTACAGCTTGGCCAAGCACAAGGTTCTCCACAGTTACGCACTGTAGCAAACATAGCTATACCAAGTGACGGTTTATATGATTTGTATATTAGCTGTTCCAATGTAATTGGTACTGTGCAAATTTTTCATCTATCCTGGAACTATTGAGAATAATCTAATTGGTATGTCAGATACACTACCAGTAAACCATATTGATCTTTTGAACCGTTTTTTCGGCGACCCACTTTTTGCCATTTGGCGCACCACGGTAGGTTTCCAGCCTACTGACCTCTGTGTCAAACCTAAGATTGGAGATTATCTAGCTTCCCTTGCCCCTGCAGCTAACTTTAACAGCTTCTACTCCCCAGAAGCCCCACCCCAGACCCTTGGCCCAGATGACGACGAATTTGATGGGACTGTGCTTGACCCTAAGTGGAAACTGTTTTCCCATGTAGCCAGTGCCCATACCGTCACCTGGACTGAGGCTGTGCTCTCAGAGTTTGCCAATGAGTCTGGCCCCGTATACCGATACCAGCTCGGAACCGCAGGCAATCCATCAGCCCTTTGCATTCAGCCCGGCAATGACATTACTGATTTTGGTGGTATTGCTGGCAAGCTGATCTCGGATACTGTGCCAGAAAACTGGACGATGACTGTTGGTATGTCGTTTGGTGTTAACCGTCTGAATGCTGTAGCCCCCGATATTACCTGTCTAATCTTCATGGCCAATGAGGATGTAGCCGCTCCTGGTGGATGGGATAACGAGGCGTATCTAGCATGCTTCCTTGCAGTGGATTATACTGCGATGTCCTCCACTGCTGTATACCAAGAGGGTAACGTACAGCCTGTTCCATTCAGTGTTGGTGGCAATGCGCTGGTTTCCACTACAGGTAATCATCCCAACCAGTTCCAGATCTCCAAGAAGGGCAATGTGTATCGCGTCTCGGTCCGATTCGCTAACGGCCAAAAGGTCATTCTTAAGGAACAGGATTTGACCGCTACCACCATCCGTCCTAAGACGTTTGGTGTGGTTGTTAACTCGGGTGCTAACCCCAACCCGATTATCCCAATCAACTATATCCGCCACCGTTTTGATGCTAACGACTTCTAGGATTAATCTCTAGTGTGTGGCATACCAAGCACCATCTCTTCCAAATAACCAAGGGGCAGCATCACTAGCTGCCTTTGGTAATATCTCTCCAGCTCAATCCACTCCATTCTGGTATCAGACAAAGCAGATAAATGCTGCCAACTGGAACAAGCAATTTCCTTATCAATTGCTTGTAGTCCAGCAAATGGCTGATGGTACTTACGTACCAGACCAGAAGTGGAGCTTTACACTACCTATACCACCACAAGCAATGACTGTCAGTATGCCATTTGCTATTGATTTGGCACTGACTCAAGGCGGTGTAGTAGAACAGCACTCAGGTGCTCCTATACGCATGATTAATATCTCAGGCAGTATGGGAGTGCTCCCATTGCGTGGCTCGGCCCCAGCTCTTACCCCATTCACTGTAACAGACACCATCTTTGCTGGTACTCTACAACAGGCCAGTAACGTGGCTACAGCAGCAACTGATACTGCCAATAACTTCGTAACACAGAACCAACCATCTGTACTGATCGAGAAGAGTGCTTTTAATGATACTACTGAAGTAGGACGCACCAGCGGCTATTATCAGCTACGCCTATTACAGCAGTTTCTGGAGCGATATGTCGAATTCAAGAAGCATGATGTTAATAAGAATTACCGGCTAGCTTTTGCTGTATGGAAAGAAGAGGCTGTTTACTTAGTCACTCCACAAGAGTTTTCCGTACGCAGAGCAGTACCCAAGGTATGGGAGTATCAATATTCACTCTCCCTTAAGGCTTGGAGACGTGTTGCTTTGACTCAAGGTGCTGGGTCTAACAAGATACCCTATGCCAACACTGAACTTCACCTAGAGCCAATTACGAGTACCCCAGACAAGATGTCCAAGGCGCTGAAGGCTCTAAACGACTCTAGGCGTGTACTGCATAACTCTGTCAATACAATGCGTGCCTTTACTGGTGACTTGACTGATGCTGTTCTACGACCTCTACGAGAAGTTTGCTTATTCCTCAAAGATGGTGTAGGAGCCGTTGTGTCGATTGCTGACTTTCCACGCCAAATCATCCTGGGTGCTAGGACAGCAATCCTTGAGCTGTTCTCGGTAAAGAACACCTTTCAAGCTGCAGGAGCAACACTGGCCGCAACCAGTGCCCAATACCAGAAGGACGTGGAACTACTACGTGACCTCGGTTCTCAGCTTTCCAAGTCGGATACCAAAGCTGGTGACATTCAGATATTGAGAATACTGGAGTCACATCCAGCCAATAAGATTTTCACTGAGCCCGAGAATCATTACGACCTGTTTTCCGTTATCAAGCCAGGAGATTTGAATCTCGATGTAAGCACTATCAATGCACTTGTTCGTGAGCGTCAAAGAGTGCAGAGGTTAACACGTCCCGATTTTGAACAGGCGAGAGATTCACTCAAGGCGGTGTCCGATGTATTCGCTGATGCACTCAATGTAGGCAATGCGGTCTATGACAAAATCTACAATCGCAAACAAGGTAGCGCACAAAGACAAGCAAACGATGATGACTTTGATGTTCTCTACTCGATCAATCAATCACTGATCGAGCTTGACCACCTTGCTGCCAGTGCAGTGGAGAGGTTTACAGTATCCTCCATGGAGTACATTGCAGGTCTAGCTTCACGGTCGGGTATCGCTTTCCAGATTCCCAAATCCAAATTTGCCATCCCATTCCCCTACGGGATCACCCTGGAAAGGCTTGCGCAACGCTATCTGGGCGACCCTGATAGGTGGGGGGAGATAGCAGCCCTCAACGGTCTACGAAGTCCGTTTATAGATGAGTTTGGGTACAATATCGACCTGATTACAAATGGTGTGGATAATCGGGTTACGGTTTCATCGCCCCTTAAACTTCGTGTAGGCCAGACAGTTACCCTAATGTCCGACCGAAGACCTCGCTTGAAGTGTGTGGTTGTAAGGATAGATGTGGTATCGCCCGGTATGACCATTATCACCATGGACCAGAATGTTTCGGGCTTTAAGCTGGCAGACAAATCATTCATCCATGCCTATCTACCCGATACAGTCAATTGCCGTCAGGTCATCTATATCCCATCCGATACAGAACCATCTGAGGATGATTATAAGACCAAGAGCATCCCCGATCTGCATGAATTTGACTCACTCTTGGCAGTGGCTGGAATGGATCTGTTACTCTCGCCATCTGGTGATCTGGTAGTGACCCCAGAGGGTGATACACCAACTGCACAGGGCTTGGGGAATATTGTGCAGTACACACGCATTGCCCTCTCTACACCTAAGGGCTCTTTGCTGCACCATCCAGAATTCGGTTTGGATATTCCTGTGGGTGTTAGTACTGCTGATCTCGATGTGAAAGAATTGGCTGCAGCAGCCCGTGATCTCTTTGAGGGTGATTCTACCTTTACTGGCGTGTCCTCGGTGGCTATTTCTAAGGCTGGTCCAGTCGCATCCATAGCTATGTCTGTCGGTGTTCGTGGTATTTCTCAATACATCCCCGTAAGTGTTGACTGCCCACGCTCTCTAAAAAGTACGCTATAGAATTTGGGTAACGAACTTCTACCCAAAGGATACGGCTATGACTACCAAGAAGAAGACCGAGACTAAGAAGCGCCCAAATTCCCTGTACTCGTACTACCTGCACCTTATGGCATCGACTACTGCCAACGTCCCAGAGCCACTTGACGACCCAGCATCAATTAAGGCTGTGTACTGTATCGCGTCTGACCAGATCCGTGACGACAGCCCCGTGCTGACCAGCTCTGAGTTAACTGGTGCCCTGGCTGTGATGTTCTCTACCGCTGACACTGCGATGAGTAGCGATAATGAGGCAGCTTACGCCACCGCTCTTAGTGCCGTGGTTGGTCGTGCGGTCAGTACTCTTAAGATCAAGGCATTGCCTGACGCCATCCAGGCAGCTTACCAGGATGTCCACAACAGCACGCAGCCTGGTTTTAACAACATCATCACTGTCCTGGCCCAAGAGCTGCGTGATGCAGACCAGCGAGTACAGAAGGTGGCAGACAAGCTACACGGCCTCGCTTGCCCTAACTGCACCGCACGTTCAACCAGCGACAAGCCTACCAGTCTATACAATGATTGCATGAAGCATATCGACAGCATGAAGGCTACTGTTGCCCAGAATAGCACTGAGGCCCAACAGACCGTCCCGAAGGATGTTTTGAACATCCCAAAGACTCGATACACTCCAAAGGAAGTGGCAGCTATGGATGAATTGATCAAGCTATTGGATGTAGCCACCGCCAAGCCCAAAGCATCTAAGATTAGTGATACTACTAATGCGCAGCACGAGAAGGTTTTGACAGAGCTTGTGAGTCTCCTTAAGGATGACAGCGTTACTGCTACATCACGCCTCCCAAAAGTTATGGATTTACTGAATAGCTTGAAGACAGCCCCGAAGTCTCTGAAGATCAAGGTTGTGAATATGAATGGCGACCAGCCACCATTCGACAAGAAGAAGGCTAACTAGATGGATATGGCCAATATTGATTTGGTTAAAAATATTGGCCAGTTTGTGCTGCTAGCTGGTAGTACCGTCTCTTTGCTGATTCCCAATCCAATCCGTAAAGAATATGTCTGGCTAGCAGCACAACTAGGTTATGTAGTTTTCAATATTCGATATGGACTTCAGATATGGGCGATTGGTTCTACGGTGTGGAGTCTAATTTCTATCCGAAACTTGATACGACTACGTAAGAGCAGTAAGCTGTCTACTTAGAATCTGCTTGATTTGATTCCCTAAATTATCCCCGTTAGCTTCATACTGGAGACACCTATTAGGTAGAGTAGATGTCTTCCACTCATCCCTCTTTAGGAAGTTAAGCACAATGGTAGTGATTTTACCATCACGCCTGTCCTGCACCATATCAGCTTTATGTATATCATCAGCATCATCAAACTGGCCATCTGTTAAGATAATATCTAATTTGATATTTGCATCGTTTTCACCTTCCCACTTCTTTATCTCTAAGAATAGAGGGAAAAGGTAAGTCTCCATCCAATCATCTTCGTACTCGATGTGGGGCAGTTTGGTTAGCTTTGATTTAAGGATCAAAGTATTTAGGGCTTGACTTGTTTGATGCTCGTATCTTCGACCCTGGATGGTGGTGGTAAAATATCCCCACTTGAAACACCCATCTTCGGTCACGGCAAAGTTCTTGACATCTGCTTGGCTGACACGATAGGTGTTTCTGTTAAAGGCGAAGACTTGGTAGGTGATAGCGCCTTCTGGCAGGTCCATAGCTGCCCTTCTGATAGCCATGTCAAGCCCGATAACGGCTTGGCCAATCATATGCGCCACATTGTTATTGTACGTGCTTGCAGACACGTCAATACACAAGGCTATTTGTAGTTTAAGCTGTACAGACTTCGCTTCTTCACCAAATACACACCCATCGCTATACAGCCGGTCAGGTTCTTCAATCCAGGCACCATCAGCCAGACCAATCCTTTCCTTTCGCCTCAAAGAGAGAGCGAATTCAGATAGAAAATCAGCTTCTTTATTGGCAGAGCGTGATGCTTCATCGATCAATCGTTTCTGATAATTGTCACGCTTTTTAATCCATTGAGCATTAACTTTTCTAGTCTGTTCTGTTTGGTCGCTCATAGCTCAAACCGTGGTCCAGTAGATAGTGGATCTACAGGCCAGATTTTGTTAAATACATCCATGGCATGTGTATAAGGTCGCCCTGGTCCTAAACGATGGTACTGGTGAATAGAATCACTACTCATCAAATTGACCCAACTTACAGCTCTAGCATAGTGCTCCTCGGGAGCACAATTAAATTTCCAACAGTCATGAACGAGGAGTTTAGGTATGTTGCTCCCAGACTTTTGTAGGTCTTCAATTTCATCAAACATCAATGCAGCTTCGACCAATTGACGCTTGGTAATTTTGGGATATGGTATCTGCTTGATAGTGGTCAGTGTTTTGACGCCGACCTTAGTGTTGTTGTAATCCACTGGTCCTTGTTTATCAGTACCAGCCATATTACCCTCAGCTAACCATAGCTTAGGATCTTCATAGTTTCCATGAATTGGATTCAAGAGTATGGCTAGTACGGGATGTACATAAGCATGAATGACACCGCTAGTACACAGCTCTAGTGCTGGCCCCTCAGCGATATGAGTGATATTCTCACCCCAAAGTAGACAGTGGCTACCTCTTGGTGCCCACGTACGATTATCCTGAGTAGTCAGCTTCCATAGTCTCATACAACACCATCCTGGTTGACGGGCCAATTCTCATTGAGAATATGCAAGATATTCGGACATAGCTGAATCAGCTCCGCCATGAAAGATGCCGCTCGATAATTACAGGCGATCTGTTTGTGTCGAAAATGCTTGTTCCAGTATCTAAAAAACCCATAATTTTGATGATTGAGGTCTTCGGGAGATATGCCAGCAGCGTCAATCAGTTTCATAATATCCCCAACCATAATTTGGGGAAAATCGACTGTTTTGATGGTGGTTAAAGTACGAACACCAATTTTAGAACAATCAGTCTGCCAGTTTGGCGGTACAATACCACCATCAATATCAGCTTCTGCTATCCATAGCCTATGCAATGGGTTAAGAAGTGCCGCTAACATAGGGTGCAAATAGGCGTGAATAGCGCCATTTGTACATAATTCCAAGTCTGGACCAGCGGCTGTGTGAGTCACCATCGGTCCCCATTGCAATTCGTGTATAAGTTCCATATGGTGATATGCTGTTGTGTAATTAGATGAATCAGTAATTTTCCATACTGTCATTTTCATAATAAAAACTCCTAAAACATCTTGTCGATAATGGCATTAATTACAGCACAATCGCTATGGCTGTCAATAGCGTCCACCACGGCCTGCTGGACAGCTTGCTTGGGCGACCTCTTGACTTTCTCAATCAAAAATACAGCATCAAACAAACGTCGGGGCGATATCTGATACCTCATACTACCAGACTCCTGAGTCTTCCATAGCTCTTGTGCAAAGTCAATCAGTAAATCACTGTATGGCGCATTATCTGGCATGCCATGCACCACCAACATTTTCTTCAAAAAAGACTTGCTTACAAACCCGAGCTTGATAGGGAAGAACCTATCCTTGAAAGCTGGTGGCAATGGCTTGGTACCAGCAAGACCAGGATTGTACGTGACCACCAATCGGAAGTCTTTATGCACCGGATAGGTCTTACCATTTACGGTAACGCATCTTGGAGTTTCGATAATTCCATTAATAAGTAAAAGAGCATCAGGCTCAGCAGCATTGACTTCATTTAGTATCGCCCCCCATCCCATAATAGCTGCTGCTGCAAATTCTGCAACCTGAAAGAATGACGAACCACCACCAATTTCCTTGGTGCCCTCCAAATCCCTACGCCGTAGCCCACCATCACCATTGACTATGATGTATGGCTGGCCCTTATCTATGAAGTACTCTTCGGGTGCTGTACTCTTGCCAGGACCAGGAGGCCCAGCAATGGATACATGACGCCCAGATGTAAGTGCATCACACATAATACTGTACCAACTAGGCGCAATGAACTTGGCACCCAAGCTAGCACGATTAACAGGCACCGAAGGGAATATGGTGGGTGTCACCAATGGTTCTGCTTTGACTGCTGGGGCAGTTTGTGGTGTCACCTTGGTGGTGACACCACTGGCCGCTTTAAGCTCCTTCTCAAGCTCCTGGATGCGCTTCTCAAGTGCTTTAACCATACTGTCATCGGCTGGTGCTGGTGATACTGTGACTGTGGTTGCATTAACCGGGGCATCAGCTAGAAGTGCATCTTTAACATCGATGGTAATGACACCTTTGGTGGCTTTATCAATCCAACTACCTGTAACCGCCTCACCAATCAGGTCTAACAGGAAAGCTGCCCTAGTACCAGAGATGTCCGTGGTACCACCACCTCTAGCTTTGTGCTGCCAGCTAGATATAACCTCTTGTGTTCTAATAGTTGGGTTAACTATCAGCCGCTTTAGAAGTTCTGCAAATTGCGAGTCCGGGTGAATTTTCAGATACAACATTAATCAATCTCCAGTAGACCAAAACATGCTGTGTCAGTCTTTGGTGACTTGCCAATATTTTCGATAATTTGCGTTAGGCGTGTGATTTCGGCCCTCAGTTTCGCATCCTCTTCCCGCATCTTAACAATAGTATCGTGCGCACTGTCAAGCTCTCTCTTTCGAGAGTCCAACAAATCAATCTTAGCGTTTTTCACAACACGACCGTTTGATGCTATCAAATCTAGCTCTTGTACACCCTCATAACTGATACACAGATGTTTTCTTGTCTCTGTTATCATCATAATAAATACACAATCACATGGACCGCGAGTCCAACCAAGACATTTACCTGTATTGGATAGGCAATCTATACAGTGCCCATCTGTTGGTCGCGAGTGAATGTATTTGTATGACACGGAACGTTGGATATGAAAATATCCGGGATCGTTGGCATCTTGCTCCCAACCCACAAGTATTCCAAATGTATCAGAACCTATAATAGCAGCGTCGGGGAATTCGACGTAATATTTACGGCGTATAAGTTTTATGCCCATGAATCAGAGAATACTTGACCTGGACAGACAATGCAAGAGTTTTGTTCTGAGTAGTTACGAGACTTTACGCATGGCAATGGCGACCGTACCAGATTCAACCTTCCATCCCAAAGACAGACTGACGCCATAGTCATACCGACCTTGGTTAGCCCACTTAAGTAGTAGATAACTGGCACGTTTCCAATTCATACCCATCTCTTCGATGGCTTCTCGTGGGCATCTATGCTTCTTTCTTGGTCCAAAAGAATTCCATAGGTCTATCTCGTCCTGACGTGGTGGCCGCATAGCTAGCCCTTGTCGTGAAGTTTGAATGGGTCCGAATTCTCTGCCATAGGTGTGGTATTGATGGCCTTCTCGAATAGCTCCGACAACAGGGCCACTTTCTTACCAATCATGACACCAATCTGTTGGCGCATGATATGTACCACGGCTTCCTTGGCCATATTCTCGATTTCCCAGGATGCCGTCTTGTCAATAGCAGACTGGATGCGTTCTGGTACAATTGCTTTGAGCTTAGCAGCAGCCAACTGCGCTTGTTCACGGACAATAGGCTTCAGCTCGTTAGTGAACGCAGTCCTGATATCGTCATGATTTGGGCAGCAAGCAATCACCAAGTCTGTAATAACCTTCGTGATCTTCTCTTTGATCAATTTCTCTAGCAGCGGTTTACTCACTACAGCAATTACCGCCTCTTTAACCAAAGCCTCGACGGTGTTGGCAATGGTTTCTTGTACTTGCTCATTAATAGTCATCCTCACTCCTTAATTGTGGTTGCCAAAATCCATAGTTTGCGGACACGCTGACATATGATGCGTAGTCCTATAAATAGCCAGTATGGCACTGATAGTAGGTACGTCCCCGGAAAGAATAGCGTGATAATTGCATGATGTCGTTTAGTCCATCAATTTGGAAAATAATCATCAAGATCACTATATCTATGGTTAACAGCGCAACAATCACTAACAAGCAGCATCATTAGCCATGCCACCGTCCACAGTATCAATATAACTGTCCACGCTTCGTGCGATAGTTCCATCTATGGCTCCTTAAGTTGTGCTTCTATTTTAGCGAGGCACGCATCGTATTCAGCCATATATTTGGCATGCTTAGGATTCTGTCTCATTAGAAATATCCGTCGTTCTTCTGTTGTATTAGACCTTGCCCACAAACAAGATTTCGGACTGTCTGAGTATTCGAGATTCTTATGGACTAGATTAACGTGAACGCAAGGCTGCTGATCTGATGATTCCACTTGACATTTCCAAGTATGTGACTGGAGATGTTAAGGCGTGTAGGTCAAAGACCAAACGGTCCAGCCGAGCGAAAATAGCATGATCATCTTCATTATGAAAGTTAAAGCCCAGAGGTTCTGTAGCGTAGGCAGCAATAGTAAGTTGAATACCATCAGCAATGTCTTGCGGAAAATCTGGAAAAGTACACACCAGATTGACCTCAAACAGCATCTCTTCTTCCATCTCAATGGCTTCACCAATCGCACCAAAATCATCATGTTCCCGGAATTGAGCCGCTAGCTTTCGTAGCTGCTCGTGTTTCTTGTCAAAATAAGCTGTCATTGATGTTGTTCCTTTGATTGCATTTGGTTTACCACCATTCGTGCATCTTTGTCCATGCAATTCGTATTGCCACAATTAGCAGCGTGCCCGACACCATTACCATCTACATATGGAGGGATAGTGGTCTTTCTACCTACACAGTAAAAACAATAGGATGTCCGTGCTTTCTTCTTGACTTCGTATAGCTCGTCAATCAGTTGCATCATTTCTTTCGTGAAATACACGGAAGCCCAAGGATACGTCTAATATCATTAAAAATGCCCGATTTATCCATTTGATTTTACATAGTCAAGGATAACCGCAATGGCGACATCACGACTACGTTCTTTCTTGCCTATTTGGGCGTTATGACCAGACAGGGACCACGCAATAGATGTCCACCAACCATTCATATGAGCCACATACCCTACCACATCGTCGTTACGTGTCTTATGATTGTATACAGTTATCTTTTGTAATGATTTACACAACACCTGTCCAGGTTCCCACCGATACTGTCCAGTGGGGCATAACTCCACATATTTTCCGTTGCTATCACAGAAGAGTATTCTGGTATTGAAGAGACTTGAGACTTGGTAATCCATGGTATTCACCCCAATCTCTACTATATCACACCCAATCTAAGGAGCAAGTATTAAATGGCGACGACACCTACACCACGCGCATTTCCAGAAGTCCTGGGCCAACTAGCGGACAGCTTTCTGTCGCGTTATGGTATTCGCAGCATGAAGAAGGGCTCTGCAGTACTTTCCATCCTGGAAGCTGCCGCACAGTCGGACATGAGAAATAGTCAAGACACTTTCTCCCTTCTCAATTCCAATTCCCTGAAGCGTGCCAAGGGTGTTGCTTTGGATCGTATTGGAGCAGACGAGAATGTACCACGTCAACTAGAATCGCCATCCAGTGGTCTGGTAGACATTGGTGATCAGAACTTCACCAAGATTTCCACAAGCATCTCGCAGGCTTCACCAGCACCTATCGCTGGCAGCGTAGCGATCGACATTGTGGATGGATCACAGTTTCCAGCTTCTGGCAATATCTATATTGGTCGGAGCACCACCAATTATGAAGGTCCCCTTGCCTATAGTGCCGTTACTGATAATGGTACCAACTGGACCTTGACGCTGGTTAACCCATCTCTTCGATTCCATAATCAAAACGAGACTGTGGTACTTGCACAAGGTGGAAATCGAATTATAGGATCAGGGACCATCGTACAGACCCCACCGGGCAATGCTCGTGATGCAGTACGTTTCACCACTATATACACGGCCACTATTCCAGATGGTGAGGTATTTGTATATAATGTACCAGTAGTGGCACAGGTATCGGGTTTGGTGGGCAATGTACCCGCTACATCCATTCGTCAATTTGCCAGCGTACCATTTACTGGTGCCACGGTGGTTAATCCACTTCCCTTTACCAATGGTAACAAGACCGAGGATGATGAAGAGTACTCCGAGCGTATTGCAGCGGTCCGTAATAGCAAGTCCAAGGGCACCGTACTAGCTCTTGTCACAGCACCCATCGGGGCAGTAGCGCCAGACGAAAACAGCAAGGTAGTATCAGCCAGCTTTGTACGCGGTATTGATGAGAGCCCAAGCGTACTGTACGTTGATGATGGTAGTGGTTATGAGGAAAGTTCTCAGGGCGTCCCGATCGAAGTGATCGTAGATGATGCAATTGGTGGCGAGACTGACTTTGAGCTTGTCAATCGCCCCGTGGCTAAGGCATTCCTGGTCACTTCTATTGCTGCACCATTTACCTTGGTGGCTGGTAGCAAGCAGGCTTTCTCTGTAGCAGGTATCGTTACTGAGCATACGTTTGATGCTGGGTTTACTGAAATCGGCAATGCTTCTGCGTATGAGGTAGTTGCTAGCGTTAACTCGAATAAGGATTTGAATTGGTCAGCTCGTACTGTTAATCATGGTACTTATGTTGCTTTCTTCGCTAAGACTGACACAAATGAAGATATTGAACTTGCAACACCAAATGGTATTGATGCCAACCAATGGCTAGGAGTACCAAGAGGTAAAACTTACTCACTAAAACTCTATAAAAACGATCGTCTTCTATCGAAGGATGGAAGACAGGCGATTGTCAAGGGAAATCCATCAGCATTTTGGAAGGCTTTGTCATCGCCACAAACTCTCGAAATCTCAATTGATAACACACCAACTTTTACTTACACCTTTACCGATAGCGATTTCTTTGTAAACAAGACAGGATTCACCACCCTTGGAAT